ATGAAGATTTCAAAAATCACGATAAAGCAGCTCTTCGGGATTAAGGAATGGCAGGGGGACGGAAAGAACATTGAACTTGTCGGAGACAACGGTACTGGAAAAACATCCGTTATTGACGCAATCAGATATGCTCTTACAAATTCCTCCGACCGTGAATTTATCGTAAAAAACGGAGAGACAGAGGGAGAGATCTACATAGAAACAGATAACGGTCTCTCCATTGACAGAAAAGCCAGAACGGCAATGACAGATTACAAATCTGTTAAGCAGAACGGCAATGTAATTCCCAGTCCTGAATCGTTTCTGAAAACAATATTCACACCGTTGCAGCTTTCCCCTATGGAGTTCATCTCTATGGACAAGAAAACCCAGAACGCAACGATTTTGGATATGATTCAGTACGATTGGAACCTCGACACCATTAAGGAATGGTTTGGGGAAATTCCGAGGGACGTAAATTACGAGCAGAACATCTTGGCTGTCCTGAATGATATTCAGGCAGAAAACGGTTACTACTTCATGCACCGTCAGGATGTAAACCGTGATATTCGTGCGAAGAAAGCAGTTATCGCAGATATTGGTAGTTCACTTCCTATCGACTATGACGGAGAGAGATGGGAAAAGGAAAACCTCTCAGACCTCTACACAGAGATTGAGAAGATCCGCAAGAACAATGAGACTATCGAAAAGGCAAAACGCCTTAGAGACAGCCACGATGGAAAAATCCGCTCATTCCAGGCAGACAAGGAGATTAAGATTGCCGCACTTGATACGGAAATGGCTCAGCAGGAAAAGAGCATTGAGAGTGAGTTGGCGCAGCTTGAAGAGAGAATAAAAGCTCTAAGAGAGAAGAAAGACGGTCTTGCCGGTGTAAAAGCGGACAAGGTAAAGGTAATTCAGTCGGAGTATGAGGCATCCGTGTCTAAGTACGAAGCAGAACAGGCATCATACGCAGAATACGCAGATATGGAAACCACACCTATTGATGATCTTATGGCAAAAGCCAATGAGACTGAGAAGATGAAAGGCCATATCAATGAGTGGCACAGAATGTTGAACATCCAGAAAGAGGTTGATGAGTTACAGAGTGAGTCAAACAGTCTCACAGAGAAGATTGAACTGGCAAGAACTCTTCCGGGAACCATTCTGGAAACCGCAGAGATTCCGATTGAGGGTCTGACCGTTAAAGACGGAATACCTCTTATCAATGGATTGCCGGTAAGCAATTTGTCAGAGGGAGAAAAACTTGACCTCTGCATTGATGTGGCAATTCAGAATCCGGCAGGATTACAGATCATCCTCATTGATGGTACTGAGAAACTGTCTGAGGAAAACCGCACACGTCTCTATGAGAAGTGTAAGAAGAAAGGGTTGCAGTTTATCGCAACCAGAACCACAAGTAACAATGAATTAACAGTGATTGAACTGTAGGAGGAAACACTATGGCAGGCAAAAACAATGGTCTTGACGCAATTATGGCGATGATGGCTCTCAAAACTCTTATGAACGACACAAAGGATTTGGCAATTCATCCGTTCACTATCGAAGTGACTGTTACTCCGGGATCTATCGGATGCAGTGCATCTGGAAACAGAAAGTTTCTTGAAGATTTGGACGGCGGTATTGAATGGTTGGATGAAACTAATGATCGTGTTAAGGACATCATGGCTGAGCAGACTACAAAGTTGGCTGAGCTTATGAAAAAGAAGTTTGGTTTTGAGACTGTTGCAGCTGATTCCAACTCCGAAGATGGTTTCGCAAAATTTATGGAAACTCTCTTCGGGGGGGCAGAACGATAGCGAATAAAACAAATAATCTGCCTGCCGTAGTGTTCTATTGGTAGGCAGATTCATAAAAAAACAGGAGGTAATTTATGGCAACGAAAGACACAAATTATTTGGTAGCAGTCCACAAAGGACTTGACGAAAGCCTTGAAAAACAGGTTGCGGCTCTGCCGGAGAAATTCAACAAGCAGAGATTTTTACAAAACTGCATGACGGTTCTGCAGGACGGACAGGCTGATTTTTCAAAATGTGAAGCATCGACCGTTGTGCGAACACTATTAAAAGGAGCGTTCCTTGGTCTCGATTTCTTTAACGGAGAGTGTTACGCAATTCCTTACGGAAATCAGTGCCAGTTTCAGACTGATTACAAGGGAGAGATCAAGCTGTGCAAGAGATATTCGAGCAATCCTATTCAAGACATTTACGCAAAGGTAGTCCGCAATGGAGATGAGTTTGAGGAAGTGATTGAAAACGGTAAGCAGTATGTCAATTTCAGACCTAAGACTTTTTCAAACGGAGAGATTATCGGTGCATTTGCGGTAGTACTCTACAAAGACGGTTCCATGATGTACGACACCATGAGCAAAGAGGACATTGAACATACCAGACAGACATTCTCAAAGGCAGCAAACAGTAAGGCTTGGAAAGAAAGTTACGGAGAGATGTGTAAGAAAACAGTTCTCCGCCGACTGTGTAAGTTGATTGACCTCAACTTTGATACAGCAGAACAGTGTCAGGCATTTGAAGATGGTTCGGCATTTGATGTTAAGGAAAAACCGAAAGAGAAGTATCAGGCGCAGGACATTTACCAGTCTCACGATCAGAGTTCTCATAACGCAGATGAGAGTTCTGATGGTGTGATTGACGGAACATTCAAGGAAGTAGATGAGTAATCTTCTTAAACTTACCCCGGAGAACTATTACACCAAAGAAGCCAATATGCAGTATGTGTCCGTTTCTCAGTACAAAGAGTTCAACGGAACGACTGGAAAAATTGGTTGTGAAGCATACGCTATGGCGAAGCTCCGGGGAGAAGTCGAGGAAGTAACCACAACTGCGTTAATGGTAGGCTCCTATGTGGATGCCTACTTTGAGGGTACACTTCCTACATTTTCCGCACAGCACCCGGAAATCTTCTCATCCAGAGGTAAAACCGCCGGAGAGTTGAAATCCGAATACAAACAGGCCTCAATTATGATTGACCGCGCCGTGAAAGATCCAGTTTTTATGCAGTACATGGCCGGAGATAAGCAGGTTATTATGACCGGAGAAATTGAGGGAGTTCCTGTCAAAATTAAAATTGACAGTGCGGACGGCAGACGAATCACTGACCTCAAAACAGTAAAGAGCATCACGGAAACCTTTTATGCAAAGGACCTGGGGCAGAGACTTAATTTCTGTGAATGGTGGGGATATGATTTGCAAGCTGCCGTGTACAGAGAAATTTACAGACAGAATACTGGAGATCTCTTACCGTTTTACATCTGTGCTGTCAGCAAGGATAAGACAGACAATATTCCACATCCGAGAATTAAGGTAATCGAAGTGCCACCGTTGATGATGGATGAAAAACTTGCAGAGGTCAAAAGCAATATTGTAAAAATTCAACGCATCAAAGACGGAGACATTGAACCACTTAGATGTGAGGTCTGCGATTACTGCGCCGACACTGAGGTTTTGGATGGACCTATATCAATGGATATGCTTATGGGAGAGATTTAATGAGAGATTCAATTATTGTGGATATGAAATATGCGGATCTTGATATTATCAACGGTCAGTATGGGGTTGAGAGGCATCACTGCCTCGGAGGCCCCAACCGAAAAAAGGCAGATGAGGATGGCTTATGGGTTCCACTTACACCAGAACATCACAGAACTGGGAAGATAAGCGCACATCAGAGTACAGAAGTCCAAAAACTGTTGCAGATAATAGCGCAACTCTCCTACGAACTCAATGAGGTATCACAAGGGCTTACCGTGGATGAAGCACGGAAAAAGTTCTTTGATAGATACAGAAAATTCTACATTTAGGAAAGGAAGTGATAAAAGTGGCAGAGAAACTTACATTGGCATCTATGTGTGCCGGAGGCGTTCAGGAAAGAATCGACAGAGCATTGGCAAAGATTTCTGACAACATTCTCGATTTGAATACTGATGCCAAGAAGAAAAGAACTCTCGACATTAAGATTGTTCTCACTCCGTCAGAGGATGATAGAGAAGATGTTGCTGTTGAGGTTCAGACTTCCGTTAAGTTGGCTCCTGAGATGGGACTGAAAACTCAGTTATTCATCAATAAGGACTTCCGTAGCGGCGTAACAACCCTCACAGAACACGCAAAGGGCGCAATCAAAGGTCAGCTTACTCTTGATGAGTGCGGTATGTGCATGGACCCGGAAAAGGATTCAGCACCGACAGCAGAGGAACTTGGTTACGATCCTGAGACTGGAGAGGTACTGGAAGAAAAATCAGAACCTCCGAAAGAGGGAAAGAAAGTAATCAGCATGAGAGACGCAGTAAACAGTTAGGAGGATATTATGTTTTTCAAGGAAGCATACGAAGCTCTCAAACAGGGAGCTATCGTTAAACTGCCGGAATGGGCTGGATATTGGAGATGGGAGGATAATTCCATCAAAATGCACTGCAAGGACGGAAAAGTATTAGATATTCGTGAGACAGACAACGTTGACTACACGCTCACTTTCATCCTCAGAGATGATTGGGAGATTGCAGCCGGTCCCAATGTAAAAGACTTGAATATCCAGACATTCACATTCGGAGAAGCAGTACGCAGATTAAAAGCAGGGCAAAAAGTAACCCGTAAGGGATGGAATGGAAAGGGAATGTTTGTTGTTTACCAGAAAGGTTATCCGCAGGGTATTCCGTGTAATAAACAGACAGCCGAAGCGTGGGGACTCAATGAGGGAGATTTGTTTGTATGCAATCCGTATTTACAGATCCGTTGCGTTGACGGCTCACATTCCATGTGGGTTCCGAGTATCAATGATTACCTTGCCGAAGATTGGTGCAGCGCACAGTAACAGGAGGAAGATATGTTAAAAGCAGCTATTGAGAAAATTCTTTCTCTCGATGCTCCCCATATTGAGGAAATTGAGGGAAGAACCTATGTAGACAAAGATATGACACAGATCGGCAAGGAACTCAGAGCAACCAGTATCACAATGAGTAATCTGAGCAGCCTTGTGGATTTCATCAAAAAGAGTAAAGCAGATTTTAAGACCGGTCATTACATCGCCCAGGTGGTATCTCCTACCGAGGTTCGTCTGTTTTCCAACCTGGATGCAGACCGCCAGAGAGAAACACTGGCAGTTGTCAAAGCAGAGATCCCGGAGTTTTCATTCGGCCAGTTCATCGGAAACGAAGAGTTTGTTATCGGTGTGCAGTCCAAGTTCTTAAACGAGGATGCTGAGGCAAATGATAAGCCGATCATCTTACAGTTCGCCGGAAATGTTAAGGCCGGCACTGTTGCAGAATACGGAGACACCGGAGTAGGGCAGAAAGCAGCAATCAAGAAAGGCGTTGCCTCTCTGCAGGAAGTCGAAGTTCCGAGTCCTTGCCGCCTGATGCCGTACAGAACCTTTACAGAGGTTGCACAGCCTATGAGTAACTTCATTTTCAGAGTAAAGGACAATGATCGTTATGGCGTTACCTGTGCCTTATTTGAGGCAGATGGAGGCGCATGGAAGAATGAGGCGAAAGCCAACATCAAAGCGTATCTCGAAAAAGAACTTGCGGATGTATCAAACATTTTCGTGATTTCTTAAATAATCGTAACCCGTAAATATGTTTCTGCAATTATCTCCTAAGATTGGTCTCTGAGGAAAATATGTCACGAAAACCGCAGAACACACAAACGGTTTACCTCCTTTTAAGAAATTCGATTAGTTAAATGGTATAAACCCCTGACAAGGATCTTTTGTTAAATTACCCAGGAGCCGTCATTCCGGCGGCTCCACCCATAATGAAAGAAAGGAGGGCTTAGGGATGCACAAGGTTGTTATCAAAGGAAATTATTACGGCAGAACCAGAACCTTACCGGATCTTAACGATTACCTACATGAGTGTGCAAGGCATCCTCAGATGGGTGCAAAAATGAAAAGAGATTACCAGATGATCGTGTGTAACGCTATCAGGACACAGTTGCCGAGACTTACGATTACAAACCCTATCATCATTCATTACAACTTCTATGAGCCGGATAAACAGCGTGACAAGGGCAATATTTTTTCCTTTGCAGACAAAGTTTTTCAGGATGCTTTACAGAAATGCGGAGTGATTAAAAACGATGGATGGAAAGAAATCGAAAACTTTACGCATGACTTCTATGTGGATAAGAAAAACCCAAGGATTGAGATATTCCTTGAAGAGATAGAGAAAGGACCGTTCGATGGCTGAGAAAAAGTATTTTTGGCTCAAAATGCCCCGGAACTTCTTTGAAAAACACTATATCAAGATACTTAGAGCAAAGGATAATGGCGATCTTTTGGTTATGTTCTATATATGGATGATTACAGAGTCAATCGACCATGAGGGCAAACTGCGATTTTCCGAAGATATTCCGTATGACGCAGAAATGTTGGCGGAAGCATCCGGTTTTGCGTTACAGATTGTTACACAAGCGTTACAACAATTTTCAAAATTACAGCTTGTGGTTACGGAAAGTGACGGCACACTATTTTTACCAAAATCTCTGAAAATGATTGGGTCTGAATCGGCATCCGCACAGAGGGTTAGGGAGTATCGGGAGAGAGAAAAGAACAAGACAAAACCCACTGAGACACCCGAAAACGCTGAATGTAACGAACGTGTAACAGAGAGTAACGTTAATGTTCAAAAAGGTAACATAGAGAAAGAGTTAGAGAAAGAGTTAGAGAAAGAAAATAAAAAAGGGGGAAAGAGGGAAACTACCCAATCAATTTTTGAAAGGCTTCTCCCTGAGTACACCATCTCTGATGTAATGGCAGATAAACTTCGCGAATGGTTCAAGTATAAGACGGAACGGAAAGACGGATATAAGGAACAGGGCATGAAGTCGTTGTTAAAACAGGTTGCCAATAAGGTCTCTGTCTATGGAGATACTGCCGTATGCAATCTTATTGATGAATGTATGTCGAATGGATGGAAAGGCATTATTTGGGATAAATTGCAATCATCTTCTGCATACAGAAATAGCGGAGATCGCATTGGAAACAGAGTAAAGGATGTGGATGGCTGGTAATGGAAAGAGAAGAATTTAAGATTTTGGTAAAAGCTATGAAAGCGGTCTACGCACAGCCGACATTCATACCAGATAAAGACGCTTTCGATGTGTGGTATGGATTATTACAAGATCTTCCGTATGAGCAGGCAAACTTGGCAATACAAAAGTACATGACAAGTGAACGTTTTCCACCAACCATCGCGGATATTCGCACTAAAGCAACGGAGATAATTGCTCCGGCGGAAGAAAGCATGAGCGAACTGCAGGCATGGGCGTTGGTACAGAGGGCGTTAAGGAACTCCGGTTACAACTCAGAAGAGGAATTTGCAAAACTGCCGGAGGCGTGCCAAAGAGCTGTTGGAACGGCGGCAAACCTCAAAGAGTGGGCGTTGATGGATTCAGACCAAGTGGCAACCATTGAACAGTCGCACTTTATCAGGAACTATCGTACTTCGGTGCAGCGGATGAAAGAAGAGGCACGTCTGCCGGAGAATGTAAGGATGCTCATAGCCGATATGGGGAAGAAACACGCAGCACTTATGGAAAAAGCAGTAGACCCACAGATAGAAATGCAAAAAATTGAAGTGCCGGAGGAAAAGACCGAACCACCATCCGGTATGTCAAACGAAACCAGAAAGAGACTGGATGAAATGTATGAGAAGTTCGGTGTTAAAAAGTAACGGAGGAAAGGGCAGCGCGCATAAATCCTGGGAACATCTGAAATGGATTGAGAAAATTATCATACAAAGAGATGAGGGAAAGAGGATTGTGTCCGAAGTGTGGTAAAGAAAACCCAACGCCGGAAAGATCCATGTGTCCTGACTGTGCGGCAAGAAATTCTGAATTACGCAAGCAGAACCGAAAATACCATGAAAGGATTGGGATATGCACTCATTGTGGGAAAAATCCAGCAGAACCTAACAAAAAGCTATGTTATGAGTGCTTGGGTCAATTTCAAGATAGTTATTCGGAAAAAGGGAAAACCGATGAACAGAAAGAGAAAGATCGGCTGAGGAAAAGGCAGTTAAAACAGACACGCATCGAAAACGGACTATGCCCCAGATGCGGAAAACATCAATCACAGAATGGTGGTTTATGCCAGAGATGCAGGGCATATCTGAAAAATTACAGAGGCAAAAACCGATGCGATTTGTCACGCTCAGAGAGACCGGACTACGGCATTTGCTATATATGTGGCAAAAATCCAACAATGAAAGGGAAAAAGGTGTGCGATAAGTGTTATGAAATACGGCTGAGTACCTTACCGGCAATGTGGGAAAATGCGAATAATGACTACTTCCGGCAGCTTAATTATGCGAGATTCTGCATGATAAAAAATCAAAGAAAGGAGAAAACGAGTGGATCAGATTTCAATGTTTGATTTAATGTACCCAACATTTAAGACTGACAACCCAGTGCGATTGATAGAATTGTTTGCCGGGGTTGGTTCTCAGGCGATGGCACTTCGTAATCTTGGCGTACCGTTTGAACATTACCTTATGTCTGAATGGGAAATGCACGCCACGGCATCATACAAAGCTATTCACATGGCGGACGATGATACGGATTACAGTGCAGAAATGAGTTCTGAGGATGTTATACAGGCACTTACTCAGTTGGGAATATCCGTGGATGGAAAGAAACCTCTCACGGAAGAACAGATAAGGAGTCATTCATACAGTGACGCATGGCGCAGAGAATGTTACAACAACATAAAAGCCACGCACAACCTTGTCAACATTTGCTCAATGAGGGGGGGTGATCTGGCAATAACGAATACTGACAGATACACCTACCTTATGACGTATTCGTTTCCATAAGACCTTGCCAGGACTTATCACTCGCCGGAAAGATGCGAGGAATGAAAAAAGGATCAGGAACACGTTCCGGGTTACTGTGGGAAGTTGAAAGACTTCTGAATGAGACAGAAAATCTTCCCCAGATACTTCTCATGGAGAATGTGCCACAGGTTATCAGCGCAGACAACATAGACGATTTTCATAGCTGGTGCAGCTTTCTTGAAAGCAAGGGATATAAGTGTTATACGCAGATCCTCAATGCAAAGGATTACGGAGTGGCACAGAACAGAGAGCGTTGTTTCATGGTATCTATTTTGGGAGATTATAATTACAAATTTCCGCAGCCGGTTCCACTGGATAAGACAATGAAAGATTATTTGGAGGACGAGGTAGACGAAAAGTATTACATCAACTCTGAAAAGGCACAGAAACTCATCAAGGACTTACGAGAGAGCGGTCAGTTAGACGGTATCTCAAAAACCGTTAGGGGGGGGGCAGAGGCTCAGTAGACCGGCATCATTGGGATGCGGTGTTACAGAAGTAGACAGCTCAGATGAACCATGAGCCGGCCATTGATTGTGGCTCATACGGGAACAGGTGGAGAAAGAGGGCGCATAATGTCCCCGGATGGCATATCAGTGGCATTGTCGGCAACGGATTATAAAGATCCACCGAAAGTTTTAGTGGAGGAAAAAGTAAATGGCAGACAGAATAATCGTAGTCGGCTCACTGAACCCGGAAAAAGAAGTCCAGGACAGGGTCCGAGTTTTATCGGGGGGGTATTTGCCAAGCAATAAGGGCAACAGACTACAAAGATCCTCCGAAAGTGCTTGTGGAATCTACGACCCATACAATAAAGCATTGTACAAAATGATATGTCCTACCCTATTGGCGAGCGACTACAAACATTTGAAATATGTAATTGAGGAACTATGAAATGGCAAATAAGGTACGCTGCATACAACTGGGGAATATCGCCGTAGGAAAGAGTTGGGATAATCCTCAGAGCGGAAGAATTTATTCCGTAGACGGAATTGCCCCGACCTTAAACACTTGTGGGGGGGCAATTTGGAACCAAAGATATTAGAAATCAAGGAAAGGAAAGAAGATATTGCAGACCGGGATTAAGAGGTTAGGCAATATTCTCCCCACTTCCACGAGAGAGAACCCAAACCAAGGGCGGGTGTATGATACCGGCGGCATAGCTCCGGCGATTACGAGTGGGGGGGTACTGTACCTTGCATAATAACAGAGACGGAGGCGAAAACGTGGTTGAAAGAATCATTGTTGCAAGCAGAGGGCGAAACCCAAGCAATCCATCAGACAGAACCACAGGCGCACCAACGGAACAACGGTTAGAGCCAAACTCAGAGGGGTTGTGCAATACACTTACTTCCGTCCAAAAAGACAACTATGTTTTGGAGATAAGAGTAAATGAGGATTGACTTTGCGATATGCCGTTGCGTCAGAACTGAATACGGCAAAAGGATAAGAAAATTATACGAAAGCCACCAGATTTCAGAAAAAAGAGGCAATATGACTCAACTTGAAGCAAGAACTGATGGCATATCCAACACCCTCACAACTGTTCAAAAAGACAATCTGGTTTTAGAGATAAGGACGGTGGATGATGGATAGAGAGTATGTAGGCATCCGGCAGGCAACACAGAAAGGTTATATCGAATGTGAGATTGGCGGAGTTGCAGATTTCTCATACCCGACAAGTAAATTACGGCGAGGAAGAGTGCAAGGCGGCGGTCATGTATGCCCTACACTTACGTCCCAAAGCATGGGGATTTGCCGTATTGAGAAAATTGTTCGGGGGGGGGGCAGGACGGTATGCAGCATAGTGACAATATCGCGGAAAGGAGTACAGAAATGGCAAAAGTAGGGCAGATTTCCAACGAGGGAAGTCAATGCGGATCTGTTTATTCTGATAATGGCAATTCTCCAACGTTGACCGCCGGAACGCATGGAGATGCGAACTCAAAGGTTTGCACAGAGTACCGCATAAGAAAGCTCACTCCAAAAGAGTGCTGGCGGCTGATGGATTTCTCAGATGCAGATTTCCATAAGGCGGAGAAAGTAAATAGTAACACACAGCTTTATAAGCAGGCCGGAAACAGTATCGTGGTAAATGTTCTGGTTGCAATCTTAGGGCAGTTATTCATCGGAAAAGAGGATGTATATAGAGACTGCAAGGTAAAGAAATAGGAGGCAATATGCAGAAATTAAAACAGATGGTGGTAATGAGAGAAAGCCACGAAAGAGACGAGGGAACAATGGGATTTCACGATTATGTGACAGTGAAAGAGGACTTCAATAAATTCGTGGATAGAGTAACAGAGGCTTGCGAAACAGTTAATGGCAAATTCTTGGGAGTTTCTTATCCTAACGAAGATACCGCCGTTATTCTGTATAGATGGTCTGACGGATTGCATTAAATTTTTTTGCAGAAAATGTTTAGTCAGACAAACGAAAATGTGAAAGAAAGGAGAAAAATCGGTATGTTAGGAAAAACCGCAAAGGAAAAACAGACAGAGGATAAAGAGACTGAGTATGCTTCCTATGAGATTTGCCGGAAGAGCAAAGTTGGAGAGTACATTCAGGCAGGGCAGGAGTTTTTTGTGGCTGATATGAAAAAGAAAAAGATTTACAGCTCCAACGATCTGCGCCTGAGAGAGTTATCGGAAAAAGTAGACTCTGAGGACACATTCGTATTCAAAGAAGCAACTTATATGTAACACCAGAAAGGAGAAACAGAGAAGTGGGTAACAAACACGTTATATCCGACCTCTACCAGATGCAGGCATTACCGCTTAATGCAAAAATCAGCATGACACAGCGGAGAATCAGAGAGTGGGTAGATGAGTACGGCGAGGATGGTGTGTATATCTCTTTCTCTGGCGGAAAAGACAGTACAGTTCTTCTTGATATTGCGAGAAAACTGTACCCCAACATTAAGGCTATGTTTGTTGATACAGGTCTTGAATATCCAGAGATAAGAGAGTTTGTTAAGACTTTTGAAAATGTGGATTGGATAAAGCCAAAACTGACATTTCGGAAAGTAATTGAGAAATATGGCTATCCGTTCATAGGAAAAGAAATCAGTAATTGTATATATGGTGCAAGAAAAGGTTCTAAAACAAGATTAAAACGGCTCCAAGGCGCAGTAACGACAGGGGGGGGGCAGCAAGAAATCAAGATTTAATTGTGAAAAATGGCAGTTCATGCTTGAAGCCCCATTTGAAGTGAATGATACGTGCTGCGCTGTAATGAAGAAAAGACCGGCAAAAAAATATTACAAAGAAACCGGTAAAAGACCAATACTTGCAATGCTTGCATCGGAAAGCCAAAAGAGGACGATAGGGTGGCTAAAAACAGGGTGTAATGCGTTTGAATTAAAATATCCGCAAAGCCAACCAATGGCATTTTGGACGGAACAGGATGTGCTTCTTTACATACGGCAACTGCAAGATAAATACGACCAAAACTTAGCGGTTTGCAACATGGAAGCCAGGTGCAGGGCGGATAAAATTCAGCGAAGAAAAGCCAGAAAATACATCAAAAAGAATCCGAAGAGATTTGAAATCTGTTCTGTATACGGAAAGGTTGTAACAGAGGATGAGGCACACGGACAAATGACATTAGCTGATGTAAGCAATATGGAAATTTTTGATCTTGGCAGACCGGTTCTCAAAACGACCGGATGTGAACGTACTGGTTGTATGTTCTGCGGCTATGGATGCCACCTTGAAAAGTCCCCAGGAAGATTTGAAAAGATGAAACTCACTCATCCCAAACAGTATGAGTACATTATGAAACCGTGGGATGAGGGAGGTCTTGGATTCAAGGAAATTATTGATTGGATCAATGAACATGGAAATCTAAATATCAGATATTAGGAGGTAATGGTATTGACACAGGAGCAGATGAGAAACCTCAACACCATCGTAGAAACGTATGGAAACGATGCACAGGAGGATATGGCTATTGAAGAGTGTTCGGAACTCGTCAAAGCCATTCTGAAATTCCGCCGTAGCGATGAGAAAACAGCGGAAATGAGAGATGCAGTGATTGATGAAATTGCAGATGTACAGATCATGCTCACACAGTTGGGAATTATTTTTAACTGCGTAGCAGAGGTAGAGGAACGAATTGATTTCAAAATCAATCGACAGATGGGGCGAATTAAGGAAAGAGAGGCAAAACGTGATGTTTGTTAAGTCTCAGGATGGAGCGGTAGTTCTGAACAACGACAAGGTAACAGAATACAGCACGGACAGCAAATATGATGGGCGGTACAAAGTTGCTGCCCTCGTAGGAGAAAACAGAGTAGTGATTGGCAGATATTCTACGAAAGAAAAATGCAGAATGGCGATTTCAATGCTTATGGACTGCTACACCATGAATTTGCTGTTTGAAAGAGGACAGGATGAAAACCCCAGAGACTTAGTATGTGAATATGTGGCGGATCAACCACTTGGAGTGTTCGAGATGCCGCAGGAGGATGAAATCGAATAGGAGGACACTATGAGCAAAGAGTTTTATAGAGGGGAAATCTTCTATATCCGCAACGAGAGCGAATATAGCGGAAATGTACAGGGGGGGGTAGACCTGCGGTAATCATAAGCAATGATATTGGTAACAATGCAGGACCTATATTGGAAGTGGTTTACCTTACCACCCAGGAAAAGAAACCGTTGCCGACACACGTTAAAATCAACAGTTCAAAATATCCGTCCACCGTGCTTTGTGAGCAGATTGATACGGTAAACAAGGATAAGGTTGGAGATTACATAGGACAGTGTTCTATGGCAGAAATGAAAAAGATCGATGCAGCGTTGGCGGTAAGCATCGGCATTGGAATTAACATCAAATCGAATGATCTGGTAAAGAAGTGGGCGGAAGCTGCAAATGAAGCAGTGAAGCCAGATGAGAAAGACCCTGAACCTATTGCAGAAAAGGTGGAGATGCCGGACGTTGAGACACAGTTGGAAATTGCAAAGATAACTGCTGAGAGGGACGTATACAAACGATTATACGAGGAAGCAATGGCACGGAGATAGGAGGAAACATGGCTCTAATAAAGAGAGACAGAGAAAACTTCTGGATGTTAAATTGGCTTGATGAATACATGACCGGTCACAAAGGATTTATATGTGGAGGATGTTTCAAAAACATATTCAATAAAGAAAAGGTAAAGGATCTTGACATTTTCTTTGAGAATGAAAGTGATTTTGATGATGCGGTACAGTATTTTGACAGCCAGACACCAGGATATGACGGAGACGATGTAAGAGATGAGAAATATCATTTCCACTACGAAAACGACAATGTTAAGGCGCACAAACACATTGAAACAGGTGTTGTGATTGAACTTTGTTGCAAAATATTTGGAAAACCGGAAGAAATTCTGAATAAGTTCGATTTCACAATCACGAAGTTCGCATATTACAAAGAGGAAGTAGAGGATGAAACTGGTGCGGTAGCGAAAAGACAAGAACTTCCGTTTGAAACTCTGGAAGATGAGCATTTCTTAGAGGAAATTGGAATACCGGAAACACACATTGAGTACAAAATCCTGATGGATGATGCGTTTTTTGAACATCTGCATCTTAAACGGATTGTAATTGATAAAGATATTCCGTTTCCAATGAGCACTTTTGAACGGATGCTGAGATATGCAAAGTACGGATATTTCCCATGCAAAGAAACAAAGATGAAGATAATCAATGCACTTAGGGATTTGACAGACGAACAGGTTGAATTATCTGAAAGCCTTTATGACGGCATGGATTAAGGAGGAAAGATGAAAAAGACAGCGAGAGTAATTATCACATCAAAGTGCGACCGGAAGTGTCTGGGGTGCTGCAACAGCAAATTGGATTACACATCATTGGCGAAAGTGATTGGCGGTATCACAACGTTAAAGGATTATGAGGAAGTTGTGATTACCGGTGGAGAACCTATGATAAATCCGGCACAGCTTTACACAGTCATTAAAATGCTCAAAAAGCAGAATAAGAGACAGAGAATTTATCTTTATACGGCTTGCCTGACAATGGACGATCATCCGGTAATTTTGAAACACTTGGACGGTATCACAGTAACGGTCCATGCGGAAGCCACAGATGAGGATATTCGTAATCTGAAATACATGAGTTCCAATCTCTACGATGAGGACTTGGATATGCGCCTGTTTATCGACAAGAGGGTGTACGACCGGTACGACTTATCTAATATCTGCATGAGAACATGGGATGTAGTGAGAAAACTGGAATGGAAAGAAAAGTGCGATCCGGCAGAAAACGAAGAACTGTTTTTGTGGAATCTTTATTAAGGAGGCTGCCATGGAAGCTTATAGAGTTGTATCAATTACAGACAGAAGAGGCAATCCGAGAATTGAGGGCAGATACCCTCTCAGAGTAGGGAGAATGTGCAAGAAACCCACTCCAAGAAACGGAGATGCCATGATGATTGAATGGTTGGCTCAGCCGGATGGAACGCCGTATGCCGGCATGATTGTTACGAGTACGGTTATCGGATTCAAGACTGAGGATAGAGGAAAATACATCGAGGTAACAACCAGAAATTCAATCTACACATTTGAGAGAGTATGAGAGAAACAGAAACTTTTGAGTATATCCGCCGGAAGTACCCGGACAAGGAAGAAACATGGAGAAAAGTCACACGGCTTGTTAAGTTTGATGAGAATTTGGAAGTAAAGAGCGTGCATGACTTCAACATGGAGTGCTACATATCATCATTTGGCAGGCTCATACGGAATGGGATCCTATGCAATATGGCATACGGAGATAAATACGATATTTCCAGTATGTTCACAGATACAGACGGAAACCAAGTGCGATTTAAGAGACACCAGATAGTTATGCAGACGTTCTACATGGGTAACAGACGGCGGTATGACACAGTAGACCATATAAACAACAGAGAGAGGTTCGACAACAGCATATACAACCTGAGATGGGCTGATAAAAGAGTACAGTGCGGAAACCGCAGGGACAAGCCGGGGAAACATCGCATGGTTATCTGTATAGGGGATGAGGAAGAGATATTTTTCTCATGCCGAGAAGCAGAACGGCAGTACGATCTTCCACCGAACTCAGTGGGTAAGGTGTGCCGGGGAGAATTGGAATCTATATATGGTTACAGATTTGGATATTTGTAGAGGAAAGGACAAGAAACATGAAAATGGATAAAGTGGCCGGAAGCGGCAATGACGAGTTCTATACACCTGATTACGCAGTTGCACCGATTATGAAATACATTCCGAAAGGGGCAAAGATATGGTGTCCTTTTGATACAGAGGACAGCCTGTTTGTCAAAAATTTCAATCGGGGGGGGGTATGACGTAAAAGCAACCCACATAAAGGACGGAGACGATTTCTTCCAGTATCAGAAACAAGGAGAAATGGTGCAATGGTGCGATTACATCATAAGCAATCCGCCGTACTCTATGAAAGCAGAAGTGATAGAGAGATTATTTGACCTAGATAAACCGTTTGCAATGCTTGTTGGAGTGGTTGGATTGTTTGAAAGTCAGAGACGGTTTGAAATGTTCAGAGACCACGAATTTGAGATTATGTATATGAACCGAAGAGTTGCATATTTCAAGAGTTACGAAGAACAGAAACCGTCACTCAATCCTCCGTTTAGCAGTGTTTATGTCTGCCGCGGAGTATTGCCACAGAAAATTGTATTTGAAGAAATTCAGAAAGGATGAATATATGGGAAAAGATTGGACCGGAAATGGTAAAAGCATCTTCACAACCCTTGGTGCTTCAAACCATACAGACAAAGAAAGGGAAACAAATGATTACTACGCAACAGATCCTATCGCAATAGACGCACTCTTATCGGGGGGGGGCGGTACTCAGTCAAAAAGTGTGGGAGTGTGCAGCAGGACAAGGACATTTATCTGAAAAACTCAAAGAGCGTGGGTATGATGTGCGGAGCACAGACCTTATCGACAGAGGCTACGGACAGGGTGGCGTAGATTTCCTGCAGACTGATGAGATGTGGGACGGAGACATTATCACGAACCCACCATATAAATACGCAAAGGAATTTGTTGAACACGCTATGAACGTGATACCGGACGGAAGAAAGGTGTTTATGTTCCTCAAATTGCAGTTCTTAGAGGGAAAGGCAAGGGGAGAACTGTTCAAGAAATACCCTCCGAAATGTGTATATGTATCTCGAAGTAGGATTTTATGTGCCAAGAACGGAAACTTTGAAGAAATGAAAGCCGGAGGCGGTAGTGCAGTAGCATACGCATGGTACGAGTTTGAGAAAGGTTACGAGGGAGTGAGCATCATTAAGTGGATAAATTAGACTATGGTTACTGGAACATGGACTGCATGGAGGGAATGAAACGATTTCCTAATAAATACTTTGAGGTTGCTATCGTGGATCCTCCATACGGTATCAATGCACCAAACATGGCAATGGGAACCAATAAGAGCCGGTCAAAGAATGGCTATCCGGCAGAAAGCACAGCTTCACGGATAAAGCGAAGCAAGGGAGCAGGACAATGGGATAACGAACCTCCTGGGGAAGATTATTTCAAAGAACTGTTCCGGGTATCGAAGAATCAAATTATATGGGGCGGCAACTATTTCCGATTGCTACCGACAAAATGTTTTGTTGTGTGGGACAAGGTACAGCCGTGGGAAGCGTTCTCATAAGTGGAGATGGCATGGACTTCTTATGACCTACCGGCAAAATTATTCAGATATTCCAACACAGGCGGAGCAAATACAGAGAGAAAAATACATCCTACGCAGAAACCGATTGCCTTGTATGAGTATCTTTTGCAGACATTCAAAATAAACGGACCGGTTCTCGATACCCATGTTGGAAGTGGATCAAGCCTTATAGCTTACCACAGAGCCGGAGTACCATTCGTGGGATTCGAGATTGACGAGGAAATGTATAAACTATCCAGTGAGAGGTTAGAAAGAGAGAAATCGCAATTATCCCTGTTTGATTTAGGGATGGAAAGGAATAGATATGAGTGATTTCACAGAGATATTCGCAGTAGATTTTGACGGAACACTCTGCGAGAACAGATGGCCGGAAATAGGACCACCGAATAAGAAATTGATAAGCTACCTTATTCGCAAAAGAGAAAACGGAACAAAACTCATCCTCTGGACGTGCCGGAATGAGGAACAGACGCAGAAAGCAGTGGAGTGGTGCAAACAGTACGGATTAGAGTTTGATGCAGTCAATGACAATCTGCCTGAGTTGGTAGAAAAGTTTGGAAACAATACAAGAAAAATATGTGCCACCTGTTACATTGATGATAATGCAGGAAACAGAGAGGACTATGGTATTCCTTATTTTGCAGAACCAGATCTTGCGAATGACACATTTATTAAATACCCAGTTGGCAGCGAGTGGATATTGAAATGTGATGGATTCGAGATACCTGTTTGGATTAAAAAAATGAGCATGATCGACAACTGGATTTTGGTTGTGAGTATAAGCGATGATCCGAAGTACAAGTATTTCAAAGTCCGCCGGGAACCGGAATGGTTTGATGGCAAATTATTTCCAAAGGAGCGATAGGAGAATGAAGAAAAATAAAGTAAACCCGAAAGAGTTTGATTGTCAGCGTTGTGGCAATCAGATCTTTAAAAGCCGTCTGCGTGATGATGTAAAGTGTTGTTTCTGCGGCTATGTCAATCATGTAGGGAAATATGTCAGGAGGAAGCGTAATGGATAATACAAAAATCGAGTGGGCTGACAGCACATGGAATCCGATTACCGGCTGCCGTCATAAATGCCCTTATTGTTATGCCAGAGGCATTGCAAACCGTTTTGTATCACGGAAAGGATGCCATCTGGTAGAACCGGAGACGTACAAACTCGGAGACGATGGTTCTGAAACTTATGAGATAAATGAGCAACCGTATTATGTTGATGATGAGACCGGAAAACAATTCAGATGCGCCTATCCGCATGGATTTGTGCCGACAATCCACAGATACCGCATGGGAGAATACAGAGACAAAAAGAGGCAGAGAAATATCTTTGTCGGTTCAATGTCGGATGTGTTTGGAGAGTGGGTCCCTGATAGATGGATCAGGGAAGTGTTTAATGCTTGTGAGAAAGCTCCGCAGCATAATTACCTCTTCCTCACGAAGAATCCTGGAAGATATATGGAGCTGCATCATTACGGAGAATTACCACTCAGAGATAATATGTGGTACGGAACGACAGTCACAGATCCAGATACGGAGTATATGGGGCAGGACGGACACTATGAGTTCCATACGTTTTTGTCAGTAGAGCCTATACTGGCAGACTTCGGAGAACTGAGTGAGAAATCATACATCCCGGAGTGGATCATCGTAGGAGCGGAGACTGGCAGCAGAAAAGATAAAGTCATACCAAGACGAGAATGGATTGAAAATATTGTGGAGCAGTGCAGAAAGTACAACATACCGGTATTTATGAAACCGAGCCTCACGGACATTTGGGGCGAAGAACTCATTCAAGAGTTTCCGAAAGCTCTTATTCATGCCTGATTTATTCCAGAGCATTGATAAGAATATGCTTAAATCGCCGGTAGCGTACTGCAAAACACATAAAGGGTATCTATCAACGAAGCAAATGAAAGTCCATAAGTGCCTGCAGATAGGATGCACTGGACTGGAAAGGTTGGAACATCCCTACTGGGAGGAACGCCAACGGAAAAAGGATGAAGCAAAGAGGAAAAAGAAGCAACAGTAAATTGGTTCACGTTTCATTTGATGAAGTAGAGAGATTTGTTCCGAGAGTTCCGAAACAGATTTGCCCGGATGAGGATAACACCACTCCGAGGATATGCGTAGCACCTAACATATTGAGTGCAATCCAAGCGATGCCGCAAGGCGGAACAGTAGCGTACAACATGGCAAGGATTGGCGTACCGGTTGTTATCCATGCGTATTACATAGAGAGTGATGCTATCCTCATGCCGGAACAGATAGCGGATAAAGTGCCGGATGCCGTTGCCACAGGAGAAATGTGGGTTATGGCAGTTCCGGCAGCAGTCCGCCGAATAGACTACGAGATTGTTGATCCGTATGTGCCTATGAGGATTGATAGGAATGGCACGAGAGAGCGATTTCTTGTATGGTACGGAGAATTGAAAAGGGTTCGGTATCAGGATAATTGGAGAAACCTATCTACCAGAACAGCCAGAAATCAAAAGGCGGTAGATTGGTTTATGGAAAATAAGCCGGACATATCGTACAGAACATTTATGTCAAATATGGACGATGAACTATTGAAATCATTCCATGTGGAATTACAGGAGGTATGGGAGTGAACAAACAGAAGAAATTAGCAAAGCAGAACACGCCGTTGTATAAGAGAGTACCGACACTTAATCTGGTGGACTATTCAGATATAAAAGTGCCGCTGGTAGTGATATACGACAGTCCGAAAGATTTTCCGGGGAAAGTGGTGGCAAGAGTATGGGACGGAGAGAAAAGCCGGCCAACGAATGTTTACTGCGAATATGAAAATCTTAAAAGATGCGAAGATGATGTAATGTCAGCCGGATTCATGTTCAAATTTCCAAGGACACCGGAGGACGATGCGTGCATTGTTGAAACATACATGAGATAGGAGGATCACAATGGCAAAGAAGAGAAGCTGCCGCAGAACAGCGGACGAAGATAAGGTACATGAGAAAGCGGTTAAAATCCGTAAAATGACGGATGAACAGTTGGTGCAGTATGTCAATGACAGAGTGGAAAAAGCCAGAAGTGAGGGATTTAATCAGGGCAAGAAATCGGCTGCCGGAATGACGGTCAACGAGTTTCTGAAAGAAATCTCAAAGATCAAAGGCGTGGGAGATGTTACAATCTGCAAAATCATGGAACATTTCAGAGAGAAAGGAATCCAGGATGAATAAGACACCACTGCAAATATTTGAGGAACGTAACGAAAAGGAGTGTTGTCTTAACTGTGGAAAGCTGATTGTAAAGCAGACAGACGCAGGGCATATAAATTTCTGCGGAGAAACAGGGAAGATCATTCTCAATATGTTCCTTGATGTCGGAACTCATTTTCCAAAATGCAAATATGAGAGAAAGGGGTAACAGATGATAAAAACGTGGTATGAGGAATATGAGAAGATAAAGGATAAGGCGATAGTGGTATTTGGATATGAGTGGGAGTCTATGGCAGATGAGCAGAAAGAGAAGATCCTAGCAGAGAAAACCGTGATAATGAGCGGAGACAGCGGATATGCCTGCAAACGCTATCAAATTATCGGAAACGCAAACAATCTGTCAGACCATGAATGTGCCATAATAGCGGATGGTGGAAACCTCTGCTTCGGGTACAGAATGGAGGGGCAGGAAATCGTTGTATACACAGATTAAAGGAGGACAATATGGAAGCAAGAGAACTGGCAAATAGGCTCTACGGACGAGCATACGGAGATAGTTTCGATGATGTACTGGAAGAGGCAAAACAGAGCGGTCTCGTCATTGTGACGGGTGCATCAGATGATTTGATGGAGTTCAATGGAGCAATCTGCGATGAGGGAGGATGCTTTGATGGAGGAAGAGTTTATTTTGACAAAGACGGAGTAGATCAGGAGGGAGAAGAACGTGCCAACTGGATAGATGCCAGATGGTGTGACGGCATGAACAGAGATGGACTTCCGGCAACGTGGACGTATGAGACAGAAATTCCTTGTGAGAGATTTGATATTTGGGAAGATGGAGAGATCTATTGCGTAGGTCTTGTATTCTCAATCGAGGATCTGAAATGAAAACCGCAGAAACCATAGCATTGGAAAAGGCAATCAGAAGAGCCACATACAAAATGGGAACATTCGGCTGCTATGAGGTAACAATAGGATATGGCGGCAAGGAACGTGTGGACTACATGACATACGACACAAAGGGCATTTTCCGCTGCTATGAGGTCAAGGTATCAAAGGCAGATTTTCATAGTGCAGCAGTTAAATCGTTCGTAGGTCACTACAACTATTATGTGCTTACCAGAGAACTTTACGATCAGGTCAAAGAAGAGATCCCGGACTGGGTTGGCGTGTATATTGGCGATTACTGCGCAAAGAGAGCCAAGAAACAAGATTTATCCGGCAGGGAATATAAAACACGCAGATCAATCAATGGGCGCAGCACAGAGGTATCTACGCCGTGGGAGGATATGCTCAAAGAAAGCATGATCCGGTCACTGTATCGTGACTCAGATAAGCTGATTCATACTGAGGACGAGCAGTATATAAGCCGCCTCAGAAGCCAGATTGACAAGGCAAGGACTGAAAGGGACAGAGAATCCAAGAAGTACCTCAGATTATGGAAAGCCGTAAGGAAAGAATTTGGCGATGAAAAGGCATGGGAACTCATAGAAAAGGCAGAGGAATAAAACCTCTGCCTTAAATCATTTCCTGCCATTTATGGCAATCACTACATCATCAAAACCGGAATCAGAGTAGCAAGTGCCCTCCTGAGAAAGAGTTGTACCTGGTTGCAATTCTTGGTTATCATCCATAAAAGATAATTCGCTAAAATTAACCATTTTCCCATCTTTAAGGTACACCACATCCATCCACACATAATCTGCGGCGGAAGTTCCGTTGTTTGTCACGGATGCAACAATGCCGCTGTCGGTAGTATTGTAGTCAACGGATAAGTCGGAATATACAGGAGAGTATTCCTTTTCTTCTGATACGGACAGTGTGTAATCGAAACTGTCAATCTTATCCCATTCATCAAATGTGGTCCATATACAGGCTGTTTGCCCTGGAGCAACCGCTTTTGTTCCATCACTGGAAGAACCAACCATACTGCCGGAAGAATCCAATGCGGTCACATTCAGATCAATACTCACAACCTTATCTGAATTGTTTGTTACATACATAACGTAATACATAAAAGAATCATCCACAGTACAGGAATAATCCTGCGTACTCATCAAATCTGCAAGGTCTGTTTTGTCTTTACTTTCTGTCGTAGTCGTTACCGCAGTAGTGCCATTTTTGGTAGATGTACTGCCACCACAACCAGTCAAAAGAACGGCCGACAGTAACAGTATGGCAAAATATCTCATCTTCATAGACATATCCTCCCTATATAAATGTTTAGTCCATTATACATCAATGTGTCTATCAATGCCACATTATTCACTTGCCTTGAAATTATATATAGGTTTCAGAATCGCAAGAATATCAACGGTTTCTCCAATACATTCCACAATCTCATCAATAGGCTTGTATGCCATCGGTGCCTCATCTATGGTTTCCTCTGACACAGAAGTAGTGTAGATACCGTCCATAGAGTGTGAATAGTCTCTCATGCTGAGAGTTTCCTTTGCTTTCATCCGGGACATAATCCGTCCGGCTCCGTGCGGCGCAGAACAGTTCCAATCCTCATTTCCCTTACCGGTTCCGAGAATACATCCGTCGCGCATATTGATGGGGATAAGAACCTTTTCTCCGTACTTGGCAGAGATAGCACCTTTACGGACGATGTTGGAGTCGTGGTCGATATAATTGTGGATGCACTCAAAGAAGTCCGGCATATCTGCATCAACACCCCATCCCATGTGATTGCATATAATCTGAGCAATCATAACACGGTTCATGCAGGCAAACTTCTGACATATCCTCATATCATGGAGATACTGTTCACGGTACTTACCCTCTAAATAACAGAGGTCTTTCGGCAATTTCGGAGTGACAGCACGGAAGTTTCGGCGCAGCTCCTTGATTGCGGATTCAATCTCAGATTTTCTTCCAGCTGCTTTGTAGTCAGCAATGAGCTTTTCCTGACGATCATACAAATCATCCTTACCGCACATCAACTCATAGGCAAGGTTCTGATAGTAGTCTGCCACCTGTTTCCCAAGATTGCGGCTGCCAGTATGGATAATCAGATACTTATAACCGTCCTCTGCAACATCAACCTCAATGAAATGATTGCCACCGCCGAGAGTGCCAATAGAGCGTTCGAGACGTTTGGTATCTTTTAATCCCCGGTAACAATAAAGCTCTTTCAATTCTTCAAAACGCATTTGCCGCCCATCATGCACATTTTTCCCACTTGGAACATAGGTGCGGATAACACGATCTAAAGTATTCAATGTAACAGCATTAAAATCCATATGCCCTAAACTGACGCAAAGCATACCGCATCCAATATCCACGCCAACGATGTTCGGAATTACTTTGTTTCCGAGATCCGCAGTAAAGCCAATGACACATCCCTTTCCTGCGTGAACATCCGGCATGATACGAACCTTACAGTCCTTAAAGGCATCCTGAGACAGAAGAGTGTTAATCTGTTCCAAAGCCTCATCTTCGATGGTTTTTGCATATACTTTCAAATTACTCATAGTGATCCTCCTATACTTTGTATGTTTTGTTATTTTCAGAATTTCCGTTGTATTTTGTGAAAGGGCGAACCCATACACGCTTGCCGGTCTTGGTGGTCCGATAGAACCCTCTTACACTTACCTGTTCAGTAGGCTTTGTGTAGTGCCGTTTTGCACCATCTGCAGGAATAGGTCTGCTATCAATGCGGTATGTGGTTATCAGTGGTGTAACACCGCCGGAACGGCGCAGGCTTTTTCGATGCTTATGAGAAATGCGTTTCTCTTTCTGTTCCGTAGTCTCAATGCAGTTGCGGTAATGAGTTGCAAAACACATGAGAGAGTGGAACTTCAATGCCTCCTTGTATGGCGTTCTGTCAGCGGCAAGAACCATCCGGGCAACCTTTCGTTTCTCTTTGCTTAATCCGGCAGGAAAGACAATGTTTTCGATTTCCTGAGTTTTCGGATCATACCGATAATTGCAGACATACACGCCGCCCATATACAGATGCATCCTGACGAATACACCCTCATGCTCATAATAGAATTTAATATCTTCCTCCGGCAACTCAACCAATGCGGAGGGGATGGGGATGCGGAACTCTTCGGCATCCAACCAATCTTTATTTTGCTGATACCATTCAATGATCTTCTCTGTTTTCCCGATGGTATCGACTATGATTTTATTGCAGTTTGTAATATCAATCATGCCTAAGACCTCCATTTCTTCAATGGTTCCTTATAGCATTTGTCTATTTGGACACGTTCTTATCAAGCGGCATCGTGCGCTCCGCCGGAGATACGCGAATGTCAGGAGATCCCACTATCCTTATCCGGTTTCACATTAAAGCCGGAAAACCTGTCAACCAACAAAGGGATGGTGTATGCCGTTATCAACCCTCATACCGGCAGCAGTTTTCACATTAAAAACTGCCAGAAACTTGTTACACGACACTCAAATAGACAAATCTTATAAGGAACCATTACCATATATACGCCTCATTTGGGGCGGTAAATAATATCAACGTGGGAATCTAATGCCTGCTCAATCTTCTCATCCGTAACGCCCAAGTAACGGGCTGTAACGGCGGCGGAACTATGCTGATACAGGCGGCGGACCAGTTCAATGTCCTTTCCGTTCTTGTAGTAAATCTCTGTTCCGAAGTATTTACGGAATGAATGGGTAGATATATCTTCATACCCAGGGCCAAGCCAGTCGCAGACCTTTTTCAAATGCTTTTGCACTGCCCGGACACCGATAGGGAATATCAGATCATCGCCCTCAATGCCCTCAGAGTCCGCATATTCAAGGAGAAAGTTGTAGACCTGTTCCTGAACCTTGAAGCGGCGAACCTTTCCAGTCTTATGTTCAACGATATTGAAAGCGTGGCCGGAAGGTGTCTTAATGAAAGAGGAACGCCGGAGGGAGAGCGTATCGCCAATGCGAAGCCCTACATTCGCCTCAATAACGAGGATCGTAGCAATCCGGGGATTAGGCTGTATGCAGTCTCCAATGCCCTCATATAAAGTTTTTATGATAGTCTCGTACTGTTCATGTGTACAAGCTGTTGTTGTCTTTCCTGCCATTCTAACCATCCTCCTACTTACTGATTTTTCATCAAACCGGCAACAACATTGTTGATTGCCGTCTCAGATACAAACCCACCTTGCAACCTTACCGGGGAAAGAGAACCGTTAGGGAGAAAGAGCATATCGCCATGGCCCATGAGCTTTTCGCCGCCAGCCATATCCAATGCGACCATAGAGTTTGTGACTGTACCAACACGGAGACAGATCTTTGTCGGCATATTCGCCTTAATCAATCCGGTAACAACCTTTGCAACCGGGTACTGTGTAGCGATTACAAGGTGGATGCCACAGGCACGGGCTTTCTGTGCGATTCTTACGATATGTCCCTCAACGGATTTTCCGCCCATACTCATAAGGTCGGACAACTCATCAATGAAAACTATGTCACGTCTCATAGGAGCGTCTGCGAACTTTGCATTGTAGCTGTCAATGTCACGGCAGCCGGTAGAGGCAAGAACGGAGTAACGGCGATCCATCTCAATGCAAAGGTTCTTCAATAGCTCAACCGCACCATTTACCTCAGATACAACCGTACACGCTGCAAGGTTCTTGTAATACTCAAACTCTGTTGCTTTTGGGTCAATGATATATAAGTGCATCTGTGCCGGATTCTTTTTCATCAACAGAGACAAGATGAGGTTATGCAGAACGATTGATTTACCGGATCCGGTCATACCAGAAATAAGAATGTGGCAAGCCTTGGCAATATCAATGTAATGTTTGGAACCATCAACCGCCATGCCGATAGCCATTGTGAAACCATCGGAGGACTGATATTCATTGTCAATGAGCATATCACCCAGGAACACGGTTTCTGTACCGGTCGGAACCTCAATATACACATAGCCATTATCAAATCTCAAAGAGGCGTTGCAGTGTAAGGCTGCCTGAAATTCCTTTTCATGTCTCAAAATGGCTTGCACCTGAGTTCCGGGAGCCGGTTCAATAACATACTGTGTAAGGCGTGGTCCCTGGTTGATCTTTGCAAGGGTGGAGCGGAGGCGGAAAGAGTTCAATACACTCAATATGGTTTCAGCCTCTTTCTTTACTCCATGAGATCCCCATGAGGTGTGATAAGTCATATTACCCTCAACGGTAGGGAAGATATAAGGCTTTGTAAGTTCATATGCCGGAGCAGTAGCGGCGGTCTGTCTCTCTGCGGACTCTTTCAGTCCTGCATTGAGAAGCGCACGGGCCTCGCTGTGTTTTCTGTTTGCTGTCAATGCTTCCATACAGTTAATAAATACGCTTTTCTTTCTCATGGTTCTCAATCCTTTCTCTACCGGATGCCGGTAGTACACAACTTTCTGTTTAATGCCTGTAATTCTTTGATATGTATATCAATAGCTTTCTGCGATTCAGTGTCACATACAAGGCGTTGCGCCTGCCCTGCGTTTTCTATCATCGTCAATACACTGTCACTCAATAATGTCTGTTCTCTATCTGTCAATGAAATAACTACCATATTCATACCTCCTACAACATATCATTACTTGAATAGGTATTCAAAAGGATCTCGTTGTCGGTTTCTGTTATATCCAGATAGTTGCCGGAATCATCAATAATACTCAATGCTTTTTCTTTTGTTACGGGTCTTTTCTCTGCGCCCCTAAAAGCGAAGCCATATCGGAACATTAAAGGCTTTTCGGATGCCTCAACAACTTTCCTTGCCTTGGCTCTATCCAAGGTACCTTTATAGAATGACATTTCTAACATTTTGCGTTACCTCCATATTACAACGTGTTACATATCGTTACAATGTAACGTATTAGATCAAAATACTCTCAATCAATCGGCGGTTTCCGGGTGTAACCTCTCCGCCGTAGTTGGAAACGGTCAAGATCAGGTCAATGGCTGTTCTCAATCCTCGAAGCTCGGCAGACACCCGGCTGCGCTCGTTGTGGTAGTTCTTCAAAGCCTCACGCTGAATAGGAAGCTCAATAGAAAGCTCAAAGCGTGTGCGGCGTGGTGTGGATGGGTTGTTATAGGTGCGATCCATCGCATCAATGGCAGCCATGCGGCGATCCTCTTCAATGCTCATTCGCTTTTCTATTGCTTCAAGGCTTGACACCTTGGCCTGCAGTAACTCAAAACTGCTCATACCGTTCTCAATTCTCAATGCTGTATTATTCATGGTTTCTTATCCTCCTAAACTCAATATGTTATGCTGTGACTACTTCATAATTTGCCGGGATCCTGGTTGCTGGCATATAACGGCCGGATGATTGGCAGAACCAGAAAGGGCGTTTGAACTGATACGCCGCGGCGTGTTTCAATAGTTCGATGTTTTCCCCAGTGTGGAGAGTAAAGCGGATCACTGCGCCGACAGGTAAATTTTTCAATGCGTGCGGATCTTTCTTTGCTTCAATGTTCTTTCTGCATCTCTCGCGCCAGTTATTGGCATATTCTGAATCAGTAGGGGAGAGAAGAGAGAGAATAGAAGCCGGGCAATGATCTTCACATGGTCCAGAACTTTCTCCCATCGTCTTAACTCCAAAGTTGAAATAATCCCGGCTGTTGGTGTGCGTCAATACAACGGCGGCGAATGTCTCAGCCTCTCCGGTGCTCAATATGGTTACTTTAACAGCGGCGTAATATGTACCGCCTACCATTGCGGAGCGCACAACCTCGGCTTTTCTGGTGTCGTTCTGCCATGTGTAAAGCTCGTCAATTTCTGCTTTCCGGTCAATAGCTCCGGTTCTGGTGTAGTGTGTAGCGTGTGTATAATCCCATCCCATAATATAAAGGCCTCCTTAATCCTGCACCGGCTCACATTGTAAGCGGTGGTTTTTACTGAATGTTATCAATATACGTTTTGCGTGGTTCCTCTGTTTGAAATCCTCAAAGAATTTTGTCAATGTATCATACTTGAAATAGTGCAAGCCGATTTCTGTATACTCAATATAGCGACTGTCTGTTATATAGATCCCCTGATTGTTTCCGTATTTCTTGAAAAACTGCATTTTCTCTATATACTCATCAATATTTACGGTTTGCCCCTCTTGCAGATGTTCCAATACTGCGGAGCGGTTCAGATATTTATAAGCCATCCTAAAGCCTCCGATCTCTCAATATATCCGGCGGAGCCGGGGCGGATGATCCGCCGCCGTCCGTCTTACTCTGCGCAATGGTTCAACTTGTCTTTTATATCCTCAATATCTGAATTGATACGCTCTATACTTGCGTAACGCTTATTATTTATCTTTTCTTTGAATGTCTCAAAGTAAGAAAGAGCATAAGAAAAATAATTCATCTTATTAGACACGCCACGCGCTGCGGCTGCGTCCTGACAATTCAAAACGGCATCGGATAATAAAATTCTAGTTGTGTCAATGCGTTTCTGCAGTTCGGCTATCTCGTTTGTATAGTCGGAGCTGTCTGCTTCTGCCTGTTTTCTTGTTTTTCTCAATCTTTCGGCTTTTTCCATAAGCTCAAGACGATGAGGGCGGAGAAGAAAACCGCTTTTGTCGATAAAGTCCGCAAGCTCTGCGCTTCTTTTTTCGTTTCCGTAAAATGTGTTATATGGTTCGTGTTTAAACTCTGCCCGGCTGCCGTCCATTGCTACCAGATCCAAGCGGGCCATATACTGACCGCCGCGCCCGTCTCCGTTTATGCGCGAATCTTTGAGGGTGTAGCGTGCCGAAAAATCAATATTTTTCTTTGGTGGTATCGTTGTATACTCTTTTTCCTGAGCGATAATATAAATTTTTTCGGTTTCACTTTTGCGCAGTTTCTCAAAGTCTCCAACACCGAAACAATAGTCAATATTAAGACCAGGCGCGGCGGCTCTATAATTCCAATAACTAACATTATCACGCCGAGAAGCCGAAAATTTATCTAATCTAAGCGTTGCAAAATATAAATCCCGCAGACACCGCGAAGCGGTAGGAACCACGAAAACGGAAATTTTACACGCTGCCGGATTCAGTTGTTCCGCTATTGCCTTTTTAACTGTGTTAGCGGTAAATTTTCCGGGTTGCTCTGTAATAAAATAAGGTTTTTCAAAGTCGAACCCCTCGACATCATGCAAAAACTGAAAAGCCTTTTTGTTGATAGATAAAAGATTTTTGATATATGTTTTTCTCATGGCTCAGGCCTCCTTTGCTGCTTCTCTGGCGGTTTCTTTAAGTGCGTACTGTTGAAACTCTCCCACGGTTTCAATATTCAGGAAGTCAGGAGAGAACCGGCGCACGGTGTAAGCTCTGCGGCTGCCGTCAAAATTGTTTTCACTGGTAACGAAACAACGATTTTTATATAAACCGGATTCAATACGGGATCCCCAATATTTGAACGTTTCACGGTCGAAGAAATGACCGCCGCCGGTTTTGTAAATGGCTTTCGCCTCTGATAATGTAATCATATATATAAGCCTCCTATATTTTGAGAGGGAGCGCCCCGGAGGGCGCGCGCCTCGTTTCTATCGGTTTAGTAGTTTTCAAAATGTGCCTGCAGAGCTTCAACCTCGTCAGCCGTGAAAAGTCTTTCAATAGCTTTCTTTGTTCTCTGGCAAGCCTTAAACGCTTTCAAGCCTTTTCTAATCTGATCCGCTCCGCCGTCAATATATCCGAACTCTTCCAGAAAGTCGGCTTCATCTGCGCAGCTATCAACACAAGAGGCATCGGAGAGAATACAATATAAACAATCTTTTTTCTCCGGTTCATGGGTTGCGGACGGGTTACACTGGTAATCAAAAGTATAGCGGCGTTTGTTTTCCGGGTTGATGATCCGGCATTTATAAAGAACGTGCGCCGGTGTGAAAAGGTCCTTTTGTTCGTCTGCCTCTTCAAATGTGAATTTTAAAGAATCAATAATTTTTTCTGCTGTCATGGTCTTTCCCTCTCTTTTTTTGGTTGTTCCATCCGGGAAAGCCTGTTATAATAGGAGACAAGCCCCGGAGGGGTGGCGGCGGTCCGTGTCGCTTGGTAGGTGTAGCGGATCGCCCTTTTTATTTGGTTCAACGGTCGTTTTCGTCAGACTTGCAGACGGCGGCTTTCGGGGGTTCGCCCGTCCTATTCCCTTTTATGCTGCGTGTATATAGGTAACTCGTTCCAGCCATCGCCCCGGCTCAATAGTTCCGGAGCGGTTCCCGCTTTCCCCTGGGAGCGTCGGGGGCGTTAATCATTGTTAGAGTGCTAACTGCTTTCACTCGATGCCGGGCCGGTTTTATACCGCTTTCCCGATCTCGTGCGGTTCTGAAAGTTTCAAAGTGCTTTCATACTTCCAATAACTTAATTATCTTTTTTATATGTGCGGTGTGAATTGGTACACCCTAGCACAGGTTTACAATTTTCCTTTTGCCTGATATATGCACTCATTACCACAGGGGCAGCCCTCACAGGAGATACAAGCCGGAGGCGGTGGGGCGTGTGTTTCGGTCTCGTCTTAATAAGTGCCGCGCCGCCGTTGCCTTGGTCCGGGTTGGTTCCCTTGGTCCGGTCTGCGGTGCGTTGTTCTTTTGGGGTACACCGTGCGCCCTTGCCTGCGCTTGTTTGTTCTGTTGAACGTCCGGCGGTTCGTTGTTGTCCGTTGCGGTTCGTTCTTTATGCTTGTATTGTAAAGCCTTTTCTTTACAAAGTCAAGCGATAAATTTACAAAATATTGCAGTTTGTGAAATGTGTATAGCCAACTAAACAAAACAAGGGCGGTTTATTGTGTAAATTGTACACTTTACAAAGTGCAAGAAAACCCCGGCGAAGTGTTTACTATGTAAACAGCAGACTTGACAGGCGGCGCGGATTCCTTTATATTATAGGGGTATAGAATAGAAAGGAGGGCGGAGCCGGTGCGGTTGAGTTTTGGCGAAAAAATGCGCGTTATGATGAAACGGCGCGGGGTATCGGTGCAAGAGGTGGCGGATCGTCTGGGCGTGTCCCGGCAGAACGTAAACCAGAGACTAAACGCCGACAAGTTCACGCTTGAAGATATGGAGAAATACGCCGCCGCCATTGGTTGCGGAATTGAAATAGAAATAACAGAGCCGCCGGAGGGCGGAGCAGATCCACATATAAATAAATAAGGATAGCCGAAAAAGTAGAACGTAGGGCACAGAGAGAAGCACAAGAAAGCTTTTCCCGGTGTCCTTTTTATTTTGCCCATGTGAGAGCGTAGGACCGCCACAGAGGGCACAGAGGAAAGGAGGGCGCAGAGATGGCAGCAGAGAAGAAAGAAACAGCACAGAGGGACGCGCAAGGAGTAAGGAAGCAGAGCTATAAACGATTTAAGGAGGGGCGCGACTACGAACCCACGGACGCAGAAACAACGGCGGCTTTGTGTGATGCCTTTTTAACTGGATTCTTACAGACAGAGGAAACGCCGGAGGGCGGAGAGGTACAGAACAAAGGGGGACGCCCTAGGAAGTTGGAAACCGTAGAAGAATTTACAGAGGTAGCGGAAAAATACATTTTATATATTAAGGATAGAGCGGCGGAGGGTGTGCGCTTGGTGCCTGATGTAGAGGGCTTTTGTAGTTTTGCCGGGATTTCTAGGGAAACGCTTAATAATTGGGAAACAGCCCGCCCGGGTGCGTATTCTGACACAATAAAAAGACTGAAAACAAGTATAGCAGCATTTAAGAAACAACTCGCCTTTGCTGGCAAGATCCCGCCGATCGTATTCGCTACGGATATGAATAACAACCACGGTTACACGCAGGCGGCGCAAAAGATAGATCTAAACGTGGGAAAACAGGCGGCAGAACTACCAACAGCGGCAGAGATTGCGCAGCGTTTACCGGTGGAAATGAGCGGAAAAGATCCGGCAGACACGGACGGAGATATAAATATATAGTATTTATGCGGTTTTCGTGTTCGTTTTCTTTTACTTTTACGAACTCCGGCACGTTTCCGGCGGTTCTGGTGTGGCAATCCGTGGACAGGTCCGGCAGCTTATACCCTGGGGCGGGGGTGTAGAGCGGAGCGGATCAGGGGCAACTCACCCCTCTGAGTTCCCCAAAAATTAAAAAGCCCAAAACCACCCAAATCGTAAAATGGCAAAGAACCCTATTACCGTAAACCACCCAATTTACAATGTAAGTATAAACACGGCATCCGAATAACAAAAGGAAAGTGAGGACTTTACAAAACCACAAAATCCAAAATCGGCGGATGCCTACCGGCATAGAAAGAGAGAAATATGGAACAGAACAAAGAAACAGCAACACAGAATAAGCAGAGAGAGGCGGAAGTATGCAGAGAGAAGAAACAGACCGCATGGGACAAATGGAAAGAGGACACACTGCGGAAGTTCAACCGGACTGCATGACAGAGGCATACACCGTAGGAATCTCTGAAACGCATATCAGAAACAATGCAACGGTATTCCGAGTATGGCAGATGATAGAGTGTGGAGAACTTACCAGAGAAGAGGGATTGTACCTCATGGTAAATACGCTTGCGGATGAAAACCATCGTCTGAATCAAATGTGTAATGACCTCATAATGAGGATGCCGTCACGTCTGCTCGTAGAAACGATAACAGGCGAAAAATAAAAATCGGCGGAGGCTTACGCCTCATAAGGAGAAAGACCATGAAAGATGCTGAACAAATAGCAAACGCAGTAGCATACGCAATGGAGAAATGTTGTGAATGTCCGCTCACGGAAATCTGCAATGAGAACTGTGAGAATATGTGGAAGAGGTTCCTTACATCTGGGAGGGTAAGGGGAAATCCATTCCGAAAGAAAATCACTTCAAAAAGAATCTTGAACTTGTTCAAAAACATAATGGCAGACGCGTGGGAAAATTCAGTTGTACGGCGGGCATTGATACTAACCCTCATTATACTTGCGACAAGTCTCATCTTCACAGGTGGGTATAACCTTGGCAAGATTGTGGGCGCAGAAACACAAACGGAGGAATATATGGATGGACGGTTGGAACAGTGATTCTCAAAATTTCCCGAAAAATAAAAAGGGGACATGGTACAAAGACACAGATAAACCCATATCGCTTTTGGGCGGAATTGCGTCTGGCAGACCAACGGCATTATTGATATGTGACAGATGCCCTTGGTACGGAACAGGAGCGTGTGAAAGATGCGATCCGTATACGGGCGCAAGGATGGTATAGAAAATTCAAAGGAGGGATAATCAAAATGGTAAAAACGATAGTGGCGGTAGTAATCGCATTGGTACTGCTAAATACAGTGTGGTTCGTATTGAAAATTGCGGTGCTGATTTGGACTGAGGCAAAAGAGGAAAAGAAATGGCGCATGGGACCGGTCTATCAGTCTGAGGCAAGGGAGGCTTTCATCATGGAGTGTTCCCAGAAAGACATTAAGGGCAATCTATACGCAGAACGGCTCGATAAGTGTATCAAGAAAATGGATAGAGAGGAAAAGCGTCTCAAAAAGGCGCAGGAGAGATCCAAACAGAAACTTTCCAAAATGAGGGAGAGAGTATGAATTTCTTACCATTCAGACATTGCATAAGGGAACCGCACGGATCAGCAGTGAAATTTGAAATACTGGCAGCTACATCGAATGAGTTTCAGGTACGTTACCCAGATTACGATTACATCAAAATGTGGGCCGGTCCGTCAGTGCTGTATAACAGAGAACAATTACTGTGTTTCCTATTGGCGTATGACAAAGCGGAGTGCCTTGAATTTATGGAAAAACTGTATCATCACATGGGATGGCCTACTGAAAAGCTGTATGCGAATCCGGCGTTTGCCGGAGTGAGAAAGGAGAAAGAGGAATGATAGCACGTTTCTTACAGAGTATTGCCGTGAACGATACTGAGAAGAACATGGAAATAACCATTAACAAGGGCGAAGAACTCTTTGCTATCGACAGAGGAACCCACTATGAGTTGAGAAAGGTTGACGGATGGGTAACTATGGCTCCGAAAGAGTGTGAGGGCGAATATTATGAGATCATCAAATGATTTTTACAAGGAGAAACCATGAAAAAAGAACGATATGTATGCGACCGATGCGGCGCAGAAATAGATGGGAAGAACGGAAGTATGCTTCACAAGAAGTGGCTGAATATACATGGTCTCCATGCCAAGGACGGATTTCTGGACGGAGTAACAAATATAGATTTATGCCCTAAATGTAGGAAAAGTTTTGAGAGATGGATGAGAAATGGAGGGGATTGAACCATGCATGAGACCAAACCACAGCTCTTTATCATGGATGAATGGCTCGGAGACCCCATACCTCTTGCGGAAATTAAGGAAATATCTGAACCTACACTGGATGAAGAGTATGATATGCCGGATATTTCACATCTGAAAGATGGTTTTGAAATACCTTTTGAAGTGAAAATGAAGAAATCTGCCATAAATAAGCTGTTTCAACCGTGTTTTGGCAGAGAGCCTTACAGAAATCTCGAAAAATGCGCCAAGTGCATACTGAAAAAGGACTGCATTGTGGCGAAAATCGAGAACAATTTCAACATGAGATTAAGGGCATACCACCCTTGATAATAAATCACAAGGAGGACACCAATGGAAGAGAAAGAAAAGAAACCGTGGAGACCGCCAGAAGCGGCACATTTACCAGATCCGATAGCGTTTGCCATGCAGGGTTTTGAACGTTTTGGATTGCCGAAAGAACGACTGATACCGCCATTACAAGCATTTGACAGAGTGATGCAACACTCGGCATTTACCGAAAACCGATGGTGGGAAAACGCAAGACAGGTAACGGCAACAGCATCATCGGAAGAACAGTGGCGGAGAGTGAGCATCGAAAGAGCACGTTGCCTCGGAGAACCATGGCCGGATTTTGATGATATACCGGTTACGAGTATCACAGAGGATTTTTCACAGAAATGTCAAAACGCCACAATCGGATTATTAAGAGATCAGGTAATAGCATCATGCGCTATTCCGGGAGAAACATTGTTTGGAGACATTTTTAACCAGTTAGGTATTAAGGAGGACAATATGGATAGAAGTTTAGCAGACAAAAAATTTAAGAAAGTAACTATCGAGTGCGAGGACGGCACGACTTACGCCGGAAAGATCAATCATGTATGTGGTAGCCCGTATCGTTGGGACAAACTGTGTGTAGAAGCAATGATTGAGGACAAACCTATTGGAGCATACGGTATTGAGAAAGTCCTGTTCCAGAATCCTGCAACAATCGTGTTTTGGTCTGACGGAACAAAGACGGTCGTAAACTGCATGGATAATGTGGAAACCAAAAAGAAGATCGTAGACGGCAAAGAAGTAATCATTCGCAAACCTAGAAAGTGCGATACCTACTCCAAAGAGGCAGGACTGGCTATGGCTATTGTTAAGAAGTGGGCCGGTAACAACGGAAATTACAACAACATCTTCCGTAAATTCATTCCTGAGATGGCAGAGGAAGAAAAGGCTGCCAAGAAAGCCAAAAAGGCACAGAAAGCGGAGAAGTAGATATGACATTAAGAGAATTGGCAAAAGGCTATGATGGAGATGTGTTGATTAAAGCCTATGAGAATGAAAAATCAAAGATTCCTACGGCAATCATGCAGAGTTCGGTCACGGATGCAATAAAGGATGAGATATTGGATAGAGAGATTTACAGTTACGCAATGGTCTATCAGTCGTTGTTCACATCAAATCTAAGAGCGAATTTTGCAGCCGCACCGGAAGAAACGGAGGAAACCACATGAGAACCTATTTTTTTGACACAGAGTTTACTGGTCTGCGTAAGGACACAACTCTTATCAGCATAGGAATTGTCTCAGACACAGGAGATAGGTTCTATGCAGAGTTGACGGACTATGATGAGGGTATGTGTGATGAATGGATTGAGAAGAATGTTCTCGATCATTTGGTTTTGAGTGGCAATGCGGAGTTAGAAGAAAGTCTGGCAGCCGACAATAAAACAACGACTGTAATCGGCAGTAAGGCAGATGTTTGTTGCGAACTTATGGAATGGCTTGAAATGGACGCTAATTTTGACAGTGATTATGCTGCGGTATTCGTTTCAGATGTCTCGCATTACGATATGGTGTTACTGATTGACTTATTGGCAGGAAACGCTATGAAGTTGCCTGAGTTTATTACACCGGCTTGTCACGACATCAATCAGGACATTGCAACGATGCTTGATATTTCAGAAAAGGCAGCTTTTGACATTTCGAGAGAACAGCTCCTTACAAACAGAGGAATTGATTTGCCGAAAGGTCAAAAACACAATGCACTCTACGATGCGGAAGTTATCAAGGCAATCCATGAGGACTTTTTCTCCGTGGGGGGGGTAAAACAGGGAGGTAAGAATGGATAAGGGACAAATCTTAATGGATTACCGCTTGGCGAAGAACCATAAGAGACAGATACCCATTCTTGCGGACTTAAATGCGTGCGACACGCAGACGATAGTAGAAATTCTGGAAGAGGGCGGCTACAAGCGTATGTTCAATACGAATGGCGTGGATATTTCCGTGAAGAAAACAGAGATTGAGCAAAAGTATTCTTCCGGGGAATCCATAGCTGCCCTTGCAATGGCGTATCACATTTCAAAGAAACAGATTAAGGTACTTCTCGGAGTAGAAGAGACGGAGGAAAAGGGAACCATGTCTGAGCAGGAAATGATAAAGAAACTCGGAGAACTTACGAGCGAGGTTGAAAAACTGAAGGCAAACAAGAAATCTCTGGAAGAAAGAAATGCGAAAGTAGAAAAAGAGAATGATAATCTGAGGAAACAGATTGAACAGCTTGAAAGTTTCAATGCAGAGCTGGATGCCACAGTCAAGGAACAGACTGAAATGCTGAATGGTGGAAAATTATATGAGGATTATCAGGAAGTTTGCATTAAGAACAGCAAGCTCAACGCAACGGTTGATGTTCTGGTAGAGAAAATCAGTATGTTAAAGGCGGTGGGCTGTCATGGATAATGGAATGGAACTCAGAGTGAAAGATTATTGTGCTTTCTGCCCTGATTTTGAAGCTGACGTTGATAAGGTTGATATTACTGTATTGGCGGATCAGACCCCAAAGGTATTAACCACAATCAGATGTGAACACGCCGAAAAGTGCGAAAGAATATACGGAAGAATACAGGAGGGCAGAACCAATGAAACAACGGTGGTACAAAGTAGTGTTTGAAACCATTGAGAGAAAACCAATCCGCAGAACTGTTACCGTATGCAGCACGGACAGTGTTCATGCGTCTGCTCTGGTATATCAGCAGTTCGGTAGAAAGAAAATCAAGGTAAAATCTGCCAAGAAAGTAAAGGAGAGCGAATGATGGATAATTTGAACTTGAAACCAAAATCCCCGGATGAAGTAAAAACCATGATGTGGACTGGGGAAAATCAGCGTGAAATGTTCGATCTGCTTACTTGCGGTAAGAAAATTGATGATTATATGACTGCCAGCGGAGAGAACTTTTTCATAGACCATAGCACCGTAAAAGGTGGGCTGGTACTCATTACCAACGTAGGAAATCAGTGCGGATGCGAAATACCGGTAAAGATAGGGGATTATGTGTGCGGCCGCAGATATGGAGATAAATGGTGCTTTTCCGTTGCGGACGGTGCGGCTTTTGAGAACAATACTTGTGGAACTCTCAAAAAGAGAGATGGGAAACAAAAACCGATAGACATATTCAAAGATCAGGAACAGTTAGAAGAGTGCCTGAGAGAGTGGCAACACAGATTATTCCTTGATGGGTGGCTGATACTGGCACACGTTAAGGATAAGATTATGAACCCTGACGGAGAAGAGGTAATTGACGCTGCTGGATATAACACATTCGTATTTGAATCCAGCCAGGCGAACATCCAGTTACTCAGCGATGAATCTTACAAAGAGAATAATACACTGTTCAAACATTGCATGGAAAAGGATCTTGTGCATGAACTTTTACATTGCAAGTATGACTGGATGGGATGTCAGGGTAGAACCTATGAGGGTGTGTATCTGGACGCAACCGAACACCAGAAGTTAGAGGAAATGGCAAAGAGTCTTATCATGGCAAAGTATGGTGTCGGTTATGATTACTTCATGCGAGGTGCAATATGACAACAGTGGTGGTCTATAAGACCGATACAAAAGAAGTTCTGGCAGCTATTCCGATGGACGGCGGAGATGCCGTCTGCCGGAATGATGTGGAATTTCAGATTTACAACGGAACAGAGCCAATATTCACGGAAACTCCCGGAGGAATCGTATTGGCAGAAAACAAATTTATGATAAAGATGGAGGGCAACAACAATGAAAAATAAAGGAACAGGGATTATTGTCGGCATCGTAGCCGCATTTGTATTACTGATAGCAGGAATTTTCGTAAGTACCAACAACAGAGCGGTTTCGTTGGAGGAACAGGTCTTTACGGCTGACTCTGATATTCAGGCGCAGGAGAAACGCAGAACGGATCTTATCTACAATCTGGCAGATTGCGTCAAGGAGTACGATAAGCATGAGGCAGAGACTCTTCTTAATGTCGTGGAAGCAAGAGGAAACAATGGCAGCACCACGGATATTGAGAATGTAACAACTTCCATAGCTGCGGTTGCCGAAGCATACCCGGAATTAAAATCCAATGAGAATTACAAGGAACTGATGAATGAACTTTCAACCACAGAGAACATGATCCTGCAGTACCGCACTGCCTACAATAATGAGGTAAGAGCGTATAAGAAATATGTGCGTAAATTCCCTTATAAGCAGATCTTGGGAATTATGGGATATGAGGTTATCAATTACGACTATCTGGAATACAGCGAAGAGGACAGACAGCCGGTAAGCAATCTGTTTGGAGAATAAGCCTATGAGGAAAGGGAGTAAGATAATCTACTCCGGCAACGGTTGGGATATGACGGTGCGTGAACTGATGTTTAGCATCGTCATTATCCTTATCATGCTTATGGGTGGATTTTTCATTAGTGAAAAGATAGCTTCACACAATGACGAACAGAATCAGGAATACTATCAAGCCATGCAGATTGATGGAAATGCAGAACTGTTTCAGTACGGTATGCGAACTGATGTAGGAAATGCGTTTGTGAAAGGAAATCTGGTGGCAGTAGATCCTGTTACAGATCCGGGAATAGGTGGAGTACCAGCTGCCTACATAAAGGTTGAGGAACAACACTACAATCGACATACGAGACAGGTGGCACATACACGGACGGTAAATGGGAAAACGCAGACTTATTACACCACGGAGGTATATTATTCGTGGGATTACTACGATAGTTGGGAAAGCCATAGTCAAACGGTGTCATTCCTTGGTGTGGAGTTTCCGTATGGAAAAATCCAGATGCCGGGGTCTTACCTGTATGACACGATTAAGCAATCGTCCCATGTGAGGCATTTGTACTATGTTATCAACACGGAATACAGCGGAGTTATCTATGCCAATCTCAAAGATAATACCATAGAGGACGGAACACCGTTCATTCAGGCAGATACGATAGATGAAGCGGTGGACTATATGGTTTCAAACGGAACTGCCGGGTTGGTAATTTTCTGGGTTGTATGGGTAATTTTGATTGGAGCAGCCGTGTTTGGATTCTGCTATTTTGATAATAAATGGTTGGAGGATTAGAGATGTATATTGTAGACCAGGATCGTAGCAACGTAGTGAACATCGGCAATATCAAAAGCATTGCACTCAACGGAAAAAGAATTACTGCCGATGATTACACACTTGCAGCTTACGACACAGAACAGAGAGGGAAAGAAGTATTTGAACAGTTACTCGGAAACGCTTTTCCTCCTGATATGATAGTAGCCAAGAATTGCAACATATCTGAGGATGCCGTAAAGGACTTAGCAATGGATCATAGCATTATCATGGTTCGTGGCAACGGACAGGCGGATGTTACAGCGTATAGCTGCGGAGTTTATTATATGCCGGAGGAATAAAAGAATGGTAGATGTTATTTTAGCAATCATTTGGATTGCGATATTGGTGCTTTACATTGTTGTGGGTTGGAAAGATGCAAAGTCCAACAATGAAGTGAAGAAAGAAATTACACAGATGAATGAGCTGCTATTGGAACAGAACTCTCAGCTCAAAGATCAGAATAAGCATCTCAATATGGTTATTCTGAGTGTTTGCAGTAAGAGCGTGAGAGATCGTAAAAATGCGGAGGGAGGAAAAGATGCGCAGACAGAGACGGGCGGTAAACAGACCACATTGGAGAAAGAGACCGGAACGGAGAATGGGACCGCAACCGAAGATAGAAGAACCTCTGTTTCAAGTGAGGTATGATGAAAGACCGATAGAAAGATATGCCGAGTGCATGGAGATGGACATATTCAATGCAGGACGTGATGGTGCAACAGAATATGTTCATGGAAAATTGGCAAGCAGAATAGGGTTAAAACTTGCCGACAAGGGTTTTATCAAATTTGAAACAAACGAAAATCCGGCGCGCCGTGGCATTATAATCCGTGCGTCAGTAAATGTGGTAAAACCTTAAATATTACAGAGCCGTGTAGAGCCGTGAGAAAGGATGAATTTTCATGGCTCAACACGAACTATCGAATAAAGAGATTATCGTAAGGCTCCTGAAAAGCGATCTGAGCGACTATGACAATCTTCTGTCCCTGCTCGGAATGGCAAATGAGGTTATTCGGGAAGATAAAGAACTTTCACGGAAATTAGCGAATAAGGTCAGATTCCTTGCACTGAGACTATGTGCGACAGGAGATATTAAATATTACGATTTGTACAATAAGGCTCTTTTGTTCTTGGCACAGGAACATAAGGATTTTGACTCTTATCTGCTTTATGTGGAAAAGGACAGAGATCCAGAGGACAGATACTATCAGCCACGAAGAAATAAGATTTATTGGCTTGTACAGAAGATGCAGAGGCTTATTGATGATGAGTTGGATATTCTATCAATATCAATGCCTCCTGGCACCGGCAAGACCACACTGGGAGAGTTTTTCATATCGTTTGTAATGGGGCATTACCCCAACACACCAAACCTTATGTCCTCCCATTCTGGTTTTATGACGAGAATGTTCTATGATGCTGTTCTCAACATAATTACCAGTAATGAATATTGTTGGAGCGATGTGTTCCCAGACATTGTATTTGAGGGAAACAATGCAAAAGAAGAGACAATAAACCTTGGAAGATGGCAGCCGTTTAAGACACTGACCTGCAGACCAATCAGAGGTTCCCTTACCGGTGTTACCCGTTGTGAGGGATTTCTGTATGTGGACGATTTGGTTTCCGGTATCGAAGAGGCTTTGTCTATTGACCGTCTGGATAAGTTGTACGGAGAGTACACCACAGACCTTAAATCTCGTAAAAAGAAGAAAGCAAAAGAGATCCACATTGCAACCCGATGGAGTGTGCATGATGTTATTGGCCGGCTTGAAAGAATGTACGAGGGAAATCCGAGGGCAGAGTTCATTGCTGTTCCAGACATTGATCCTCAGACCGGAAAAAGCAACTTTGATTACGATTACGATGTTGGATTTGATGAGAAATACTTCCACGATATGGAAATGTCGATGGATGATGTTTCATATCGCTGCCTGTATAAGAGTGATCCGATTGAGAGAGAGGGTATTCTGTATCATCCAACAGAATTACAGAGATATATCGGAGGACTGCCGGACAGAGAACCGGATTCTATATTGGCAATCTGCGATACCAAGGACACCGGTACAGACTACAACTTCCTCGGAGTTTTCTATCAGTACGGAGACAGATACTATCTGGAAGATCTGGTATTCAAGAACATCGACCCTGGAACCTTGGACGAACTCAACTCAGATATGCTTGTTAAGCATCATGTACAGCAGGCACAGTTCGAGAGTAACAAAGAGGGTAGCAGAACCGCAAATGAGGTTGAGAGACTTGTTAAAGCCAAAGGCGGCAGATGTCATATTACGAAGAAATACACTACTCAGAACAAAGAGACCAAGATCATCGTCAATTCTTCATGGGTTAAGGAACACGTCATATTCAAGGATATTACAGAATACGAGCCTAAGAGCGATTACGGCGTAATGATGTCATTCCTTTGTAGCTATACACAGCTCGGAAAGAATAAACATGACGATGCACCGGACACTCTGGCAATGTTCGCCCAGTTTGTAGATGCTCTTCTTGGCGGAGAGGGACAGGTAGTAAAGAGAAGTGACTTAGGAATATAGAAAGGGATAGCATGGGACAATATAGTTTCGCCACCAACTTGAAAAAAGAAAGAACGAATAGGGGAATTACACAACACGAACTTGCAACGGGCGTTCATGTGGCACAGAATACCGTGAGCGATTGGGAACAATGCAAAAGTTATCCGTCAATCGACAAGATATACGATATAGCAAATTTTCTCAAAATCCCTGTAAGCAAGTTGATTTCTGATGTTCAGAAAAATGGTTGTAAAGCCGACTGCACACAGAAAAACAAAATTTTTTGAAATTTTTGTTTATTCCACTTGACAAAGAATGTTTAGTACGCTATACTACGACCATACCAAGTGACACGGACATAAGTTCAACGGACTAAACACACAAGGTATGGCATTAAAGTTTCTCCTAACCATTACGGCACAGTAACAGTGCCGTAATATGGGAAGTAAGCTAACTCGGTAGAAGCGATGGACTGAAAATCCATAGGAGTTGGTTCGACACCAACACTTCCCACTCAGGACTGTTGTTCCCCGACAGCAATCCTACATCGGAGGGTTCCCACTTATGATAATCCTCCGAAACCTCACATAGAATCTCCCCAGTGTGAGGTATGGACCATTAGCTCAGTTGGTTAGAGCGTCCGGCTCATAACCGGATGGTCTGGGGTTCAAGTCCCTGATGGTCCACGCATGGCGATCTGGCATTTCCCGGGTAAATGGAAGCTACACCAAGATAGACCAGACGAAGTAAGGTGGTTGAGTGCGCCGATGCAGAACAGAAACGGAATGTCCAGCGCATGACCGTGACGGCTACCAGAGGTAGCAATACAAACGGAAAAGGAGAACGGAATGAGTATCATTTTGACAATCATCGGGATCATACTTTTCTTCGGTGGCATTATTGCCGGGTGTTCGTTGAAACAGTATGAAATCGAGGAAAAGGGAAATGAGAAAGCAAAATTCCCGAAAGGTTTTGTTGTTGTGGTACTTGTTGGTCTGATTGTATTCGGAGTAGGTAATTCACTCGTGATTATCCCGACCGGATATACCGGAGTCAAAAGCACATTCGGACAGATTGATGAGACAACAATACAGAACGGTGCAAACTGGAAGATCCCATTCATCCAGAAGATTGAGAAAGTCAACAACAAACAGCAGGACATTGTGTTTGACGGACAGATTTGGTCTGAAACATCAGAGAGAACGGCACTGTATTATGACGGCATCACAGTTACATACCAGATCAACCCGGAAATGTCCGCATGGATTTATGCCAACGTCAGCAATTATAAGGAGAACCTTGTAACGCAGACGCTTGTGGCTTCCGCAATCAAGACAAGCAGCAAGTCCTTGACCTCAACAGATGCAACGAACAGAGGAATTGTAGAGCCTCTTTCCATGCAGAATATTCAGAAAGCCCTCGATGAAAAGTACGGAGAGGACGTTGTAATCATCAACAAGGTAGTAATTGCCAACACCGATTTTGAGGACAGTTACAACCAGGCAATCGCTGAAAAGCAGACCGCACAGTTGGCTTATGAACAACAGCAGATTGAAAATCAGAAAAAGATCGAAGCTGCTGAGGCGGATGCCAAGGTAAAAACCACTCAGGCGCAGGGCGAAGCTGACGCTGCCGTTATTAAAGCGCAGGGAGAGGCGGATGCAAATAAGCTGTTGAATGATTCACTGACAAATAAGATTTTGCAGCAGATGTATTTGGAGAAATGGGACGGCGCACTGCCGAAAGTGTCACTGTCGGACGGCACAGACACAATCGTAGACATTGGAGATCTTTCATCAACAACGGAGGTACAGAGCAATGAATAAAGCTGAATTAGTACAGGCTATGGCTGACGATGCCGGACTTTCCAAAAGTGACGCTGAAAAAGCACTCAACGCATTTATTGAGATCGTAGGCGGAGAACTTGGAAAAGGCGGAAAAGTGCAGTTGGTAGGTTTCGGAACATTTGAAGTAACTGAGCGTGCTGCCAGAGTTGGTAAGAACCCTCAGAACGGCAAAGAGATTTCCATTCCGGCTTGCAAAGCACCTAAGTTCAAAGCTGGTAAAGCACTGAAAGATGAAGTAAATCGCTAAATGATCGGAGCGAACTTGGTGTAGTGTGGTGGTTCGATTCCACCTGTGGGCGTAGCTCTTGCAATTAAGGTTCCCACCGCTTCTTTCCTAATGTTCTTGGCGATACAAAGAAAATTCCGGGCGAACGGCAACGATTGGTGGTGTTGCGGCGGACTGTAAATCCGTTCCCTCGTGGTAAACATTGGAGGTTCAATTCCTCTTTCGCCCATTTAGGTAGATTGCAGCCTATTCACAGAGAATTTACCGGACGCGAACGGCTTCTCTGCGGAGAATTGCAAGAACCTGGTTACGATTTTTTGTGGTTAAAGGGTACCTTGCTTCCAGTCAAAAAGTAAAAACCACACCTGTTCGATTAGTCAAGCGGTCAAGATACCACCTTTTCACGGTGGGGACGGGAGTTCGATTCTCCCATCGAACATTTCAACTGAGAATAACGCTGACTGTTTACAGTTGGTTTAGTGTTCCAGTTGAAAAGTATTGGCGAAAGCCGTGGTAAGCAATCATTAAATAGGGAGATTGCAATACTCACTGAGAGGCTTATGTGAGTAGTCTGGGAAAGCCGACAGGACTTAAACTTGGAGAGCTTGCGTAAGTCACGCTAAAGACCATCGTTGCAACGATGCCTACGATAGCATAACTGGAAATGCCACGGACAAGCATCCGGGGATAGTGGGGTTCGATACCCCACCGTAGGATGTGTGGGATTTGTTTCAATGTTTGTTTCTTGCACACGCACCTTAGAAATCTCAAACAGCGTTTAAGGATGTTACGGAAATCCTGTGCCTATTGATAGCATAAACATGGATAGTGCTGCATCGCATTTGCGCAGATGTGGTGTGGAGGTTGTAGGTTCGAGCCCTACCAATAGGTCGAGGCGATTTCTTTACTTCTTTTCTTATTCGGCCTTTCCCGAAAGAAAAGGGCGTACCTAGTCTGACACGATAAATTGGACTTGACTTTAAATTACCAAGGCTTTCAAAAGGAAAACCCGGTGCGGAAAATTTACTGCTTAGAGTGCATGAGCGTTACAGCGATTTAAGCGGCGGTGGAAACTTCCGAGAAAGACCTGATTACAGATGTGCGTGAGCCGTAACCAACCGAGCCGTCATACTTAGTCAGGCGCAGAGGAATGTAGTAGAGGCGGAGGACTGCGAAAACAACGTACATCCGAGGTAAGGCACAAAGAGTTGGACTGTGCCAAGGCTCTCTGAGTAAATAGTCGGTGGTTTATGAGAGCATGATTGGCGGCAGAAATGCCGTGGGTTCTGTAAGCGGAGTGACAGCCTTGCGCTGAGGGACTACTTATAGGACTGCGGAGGGGTGTAGGGTCCGAGAACCGCATATACAAATGAAATATCCTTGTTGGCAACTGTCTTACACGTTGCATCGGTTCGGTGGCGGCAACCATCCAAGCCACCGCCGGACTGTATTGGCTTGTAGCTCAGTGGTAGAGCGTCTGACTGTTAATCAGAATGTCGTGGGTTCGATCCCCACCTTGCCAGTTGGAGACACTTGACTTACTCTTTCAAAGCACTCCACAAAAAAGGTTACGAAAGGGCGTTTACGACCGGCGGAAGAGGATCTCCGACTTGTACGTTACCAAGGGAAAACTACTCTGCCGTGTGTCCGGTTGGTCGAGGGTGCGGTCTTGAAAACCGTCTGGATGTAAAAGTCTCTGGGGTTCAAATCCCTAACACGGCGTATGGTGCATTGCCGTAATGGTAGCGGAGCGTCTTGCTAAGTCGTCCTGCAGAAATGCAGTACAGGTTCGAGTCCTGTATGCACCGTTATGAAACCATATTCCACCGGTGGAGGAGGTTTCAGAATTTGGAGTTGTCGGAATAGGTAGACGAATAATCATGGTAAAGGAATGGGGTAGGCACGAGGTAGGTGCGAGGACAAGCCACAGAAACAGCCGTAATCCTACCGCCCCAATAAACTACTGAAAATCATAACCATTGTACCGAGTACCAAACTGCGAAAGGTGTGGCTAACAGTAGCATAGTTCCATAATGGGTGCAAATCCCATTACTCCAAAGCCGTCCTGACTTCGGACGTTAAACCAGTTAGAGTTAGAGAGATTGTCTGAAAAACAGTTTCTATCGACATTGCCCGGTGGTTAGGGCGTATCACAACAAACCATAGTGAGTGTACGGAATTGTTCAATCAAGCCCACCATTCGGGATGTCGGCCGTGTGATGGTTAAGGATGAGTATGCGAGAAATGCGACATAGCGGAAAGTCCAGAGGTTCTTGTGGGGCGAAGAACCATTATGGCGGAGTGGAGCAGTGGTAGCTTGCCGGGTTCATGCCCCGGAGGTCGTTGGTTCAAATCCAACCTCCGCAATATTGCGTGGTAGTTCAATGGATAGAACATAAAAGCGGTGTCATGCTCCATGTGGCACGGACAGCAACTATTCTTTTTTCACTGGAAATGAAGAGATGAGGGTTCGATTCCCTCCCACGCAACTCATACGGATTTCCGTATTGAAAACTGAATATGGAGAGGTGGCGAAACTGGTAACGCAATTTACATTGTGAAAACGTATCATTTCTGTGATACAAACAGCAAACAACACACTAGGGAATAAATGTAGTGTAGGTTCAAATCCTACCCTCTCCAATCAAGGCGATGGCGCAAATGCCCTTACAAATCAAGAAGATGCGCCAATTACATGAGTGAGGTAGCTCAGTTGGTAGAGCACGAAAGAAAAATGGATCATGTTTGTGATCCGAACAGCAATCTTTCATTCCATGCTAAGGACGTTGTCGGCGGTTCGAGTCCGTCCCTCACTCTATATGGCGATGTGGTGCAAAGGGAGCACAGCAGCTCTGTTAAGAAGAATGTCATGTTAGTGGCATAATCAGCAAACTCCTTTCAATAACAATCCCAAGCTGCGGATAGAGGTTCGATTCCTCTCATCGTCTCTGCCCCGATTGCCGGTTATGGTAAACCGGATGGAACATGGTTGACAGGAGTGTTCCTTACAGCAATCGAGCATACGGGTTCAAGTCCTGTCGGGGCAATTAAGTGACGCTTACAGCAATCTTTCAAAACAGAAAATTCCATTGACAATATTTTCCCGTTTGAAACAGCGTCATGTAAAAAGAAAGAGGTTGCCTATGAACCGAAAAGAAGATTATAGGGATATGGAAAAGTATCATAAGGCGTGTCAGAGACAGCATAGGCGATATTACAGTAAAACGTCATTTCTATATCCGTCTCATCCGTGGACTGCGGAGGAAGATGCACTGGTAATCAAGCATGAGATTACCGATTCTGAATTGTCTGAGAAAATTGGTCGTTCTGTCGGAGCGATACATAACAGGCGGTATGAACTTAAAAAGTTAGCCAGATAGGCATAAAACTTTACATGGGACACTTACAGCAACCCTTTTGGATATGACTGTTAATCATAAACCCCAATAGTGTCCTGACAATGAAACAGTAAACAATTTTATAGGGACTCCTACAGCAATCACAATGGTTAAAGCAAATGTCTAAAAAACAATGTGAAACGGTTCAATTCCGTAAATGAGAGTCCTGGAAAGGTAGGAAAACATGAGTTTTGCAGATGCAATGAGAGAAGATGGTAGATTTACCAGGACTGAAAATGGTGCAGTGGCACTGAACACTTCTGGCGATGCCAGACTGGATCTGTTTGGTACAATCGGATCACTGAGAGAGGCTGATGAGAACAGAATTACCACTCTGTTTGCGGAGGCATATGCACAGGACAAACTCTTTGCTACAAAGATTGCGTTCTATGCAAGAGACATTCGTGGCGGTCTTGGAGAGAGAAAGACTTTCAGAACCATTATCCGTTATATGGCAGAGAAACACCCAGAAGCACTCAGACCGAACCTTGATTTGGTTGGTGTGTTCGGGAGATATGATGATCTGTATGAGCTTATCGGTACTCCATTGGAGGACGATATGTGGGCGGCAATGAAGAAACAGTTTGAGGAAGATTTACAGAACCTCAATGCCGGAAATGCAATTTCCTTACTTACAAAGTGGATTAAGACCGCAGATGCAAGCAGCTCTGCCACAAGAAAACTCGGAATCCTTACGGCGCAGAAATTAGGCTATCCGGTCTACAATTTCAAGAGAATCGTCCGTAGCATGAGAAAACAGATCGGTGTCGTTGAAAGTCTTATGTCAGCCGGAAGATGGGATGAAATCAAATACCCGGAAGTTCCGAGCCGTGCGATGATGATTTACCGCAAGGCATTTATGAAACATGATGCTGAGAGATTTGGAGAGTTTATCAACAAAGCAGAAAAGGGAGAGGTAAAGATCAATGCATCAACACTATTCCCTTACGATATTGTTGAGAAGATCCTTTATGGCAGAGAGAGCAGCAAGGTACTCGAAGCACAGTGGAAAGCATTGCCGGATTATGTGGAGAAAGGAACAAACGCTTTAGTTATGGCGGATGTGTCCGGTTCCATGAGAGGCAGACCTATGGCAACATCAATCGGTCTTGCAATCTATTTTGCAGAGAGAAATGTTGGCGCATACCACAATCTGTTTATGACGTTCTCTGGCAGACCAGAGACGGTTATTCTGAGGGGAGAAACCCTTGAACAGAAGATACGCAACGTAAGTAAAGCAAATTGGGATATGAATACAGACCTTAAAGCTGCTTTTGAGAGAGTCCTTGAAATTGCGGAAAAACACAATACTCCACAGGAAGAAATGCCGAAAGCAATCGTTGTTATCTCTGATATGGAAATTGACTATTGCGGAAACCGTGAGTGGTCTTTCTATGACAAGATGGCAAATAAGTTCCGCAAGGCCGGTTATGTAATCCCAAACATTATCTTCTGGAATGTGAATAGCAGACACGATGTATTCCATGCAGATCACAACCGTAAGGGCGTGCAGCTTGCAAGCGGACAGTCCGTGACGGTATTCAAACAGATCCTGCAGAACCTTGGCTATAATCCGGTTGAGGCTATGGAGAATACAATCAATTCTGAGAGATATGATTGCATCACAGTCGAATAGAGTAAATACTGACCGGGGCAAATAGCTCCGGTCAAATAAAATATAAAAGGAGATAACCACCAATGAAAACACCCTACAATGAAATTGTGAACATCGCAAGTATTGGTTCACAGACAAATCCGATTTCTCTTAATGAGATTTTGAGAAAGGCAAACGATGAGCAGCTTACACCGGCAGCACAGAACAAAGAGAGAGTATTGTTTCTCGGAATTGATGTGCAGCAGGACTTCATGGATAATGGAGCACTCGGAGTTCCCGGAGCACACGGAGATGTGGAGAGAATGACACAGTTTATCTATAACAACATGGATAAAATTACAAACATTGCGGTATCTATTGATACCCACACACCACATCAGATTTTCCATCCGTGCTGGTGGATTGATGAAAATGGCAACAATCCGGCTCCTTACACACCGATTACGCTGGCAGACCTTGATTCTGGAAAGTACAGAGCTGTTATCTACCCTCGCCAGAGCCGTGACTATGTAGAACATCTGGAAAAAGACGGAAAGAAAACCTTATGCGTATGGTCTTACCACTGTTTACAGGGTACATCTGGTGCGGCATTTGAAAATCAGTTTGCCAACATGATTTATTTTCACTCTGTTGCAAAGAAAGCCGTTACGCAGCGTCTTGTAAAAGGACAGGACCCACTCAGCGAAATGTACGGAATTATCAAACCTGAGTATGATACAAAGAACTACATCAATATCGACTTCCTGAACAAACTGGAAAATTACGACAAGATCATTATTGCAGGAGAGGCAAAGAGCCATTGCGTATTGGAAAGCATTAAACAGATTCTCGAACATTACGCTAATCGCCCAGAGATCACTCAGAAAATCTATATTCTGGAAGATTGTATGTCCTCCATTCCTGGGTTTGAGGATGTTACTGAGCAGACCTTTGATGATTTTAAGAAAACGTACCATGTAAACATCGTGAAAAGCACAGATGATATTTTGTAGGAGGTAGCCGGTATGAATGAAACAGAACAGGTAATTGACGGATTAGATGAGGTTGAGATCGCAAATACCTCTATTGATGAAATTGACAGCGAAAACATCAATTTAATTTTTGTCGGAATCGACAAGTCTGGTTCTATGGGAATGTATGAAAGAGATATGGTAAAAGCTCTTTCTGATTTCAAAGATGCACTTATCAATTCCAAGGAATGTGATGAGATTCTGGTTGCAAGAGCAGACTTCTCCGACAGTGCAACCGTAGGGGGCTATAAGCGCATTACAGAATTTGACACTTCGTATAGCACCGATGGATGCACAGCTATGTACGATACGATAATTGATGGAACTGAGAAGTTGAAAGAATACAGAGACTTCCTCAAAAATGAGGGAATGAGAGTAAAGGCCGTGTTTGCAATTTTCGGAGATGGGATGGATAACTCTTCTCAGCCGGGAGGGTTTGCAAAGGCAAAGAAAGCGGTAGAGTATCTGAATGTGGAAGAAATCGTTACTGCGTTTATCAGTTTCGGAGGGCAGGCAACACAGGAGGCGAAAGACCTTGGATTCAAGAATATCCTCGATGTAAGCAGTTCTGCATCAGAACTCAGAAGAGCTTTCAACTGCTTATCAAAATCAGTGATTGAAAACTCCAAGAGTGCCGTATCGAAACAGGATGATTTTTTTGACGTATAAAAAATGAGAGTAGAACGGCGATCCTAAAAGGGGTTGCCGTTCTTTTTTGTGGGAGGAAATACAATGGTTATAAATAAAATCGGTCAGCAACATATCGACTACGGTACGAATTGCCAGGACTACGGAATTGAATTTGATGGGATGAAAGTTGTTTGCGATGGCTGTTCTGAGGGGAAACATTCGGAAGTTGGAGCAAAAGCGTTTTGCCATCTTTTGAAAAATGACAGCAGAATTATACATGAATGTAGTGTATATACTGCCGCAGCCGCTTTTGGAGAGATACTTGGTCTATTCGGGCAGACTTCCGGCTCAATCAGAGATTTCCTTTGTTTTACGATCCTTATGGTTACTGAAAATGAGACACATTTCATGGTAGATTACTGCGGAGATGGTTTTATCGTGAAAGAACGTTTGGACGGAACGATTGAGTTTGAAGAACTATCTGACGGAGAATACCCGAAATACTTTGCCTATAATTATGTGGATAAGGATATGCTCAAACAGTACAAAGATGGTGTCATTTTTTCCACAAAGGCTTTTCCAAAAGACGAATACAGGAATATTGGTGTAGCGTCTGACGGAATACGATTCGCCATGAAAGATGCACAATTTAAGAAAGAATTTACGGAAGCCCTGCAGAGCGGTAAGGAAGTAAGGGTAAAGAGGTTTATAAACAAACATCAGAGAGTATTCCAGGATGATACAACAATCGTATTGTAGGAGGGCATTATGAAAATGGCACTAACGAGGATAGGAAAAGAAAAGATAAGACAGCTTACCCCCATAACGGAGGGAGGCGAGGGATATATCTATGAGTTTGGCAACGATATTCTGAAAATTTACAAACCCTGTGTTGATATTGCAGCCAAGGAAAAGAAAGTTGCCATGCTCATTGACAAACCTCTGCCAAAGGAGGCTATTAAACCGATTACGGCAGTGTATGACAATAACAATAAGTTTATTGGTTACATTATGCCAAAAGCCGTAGGAGAGGAAGTAAGAGTTCTCACAAGTAAAAAATATCTGAAAGCGAATGGGATAACCACGAAAGATATTTTGGAAATTCTCGTAAAGGTACAGGACACCGTGAGAGATATACATTCCGCCGGGGTGTGTATTGGGGATCTGAACGATCAGAACATCCTCTTTGACAAAACTGGAAATGTGTACTTTATAGATTGCGATAGTTGGAGCGTGGAAGATGAAAAATGCGAAGTTTGCATGGACTTATTCAAAGATCCATTGATGAAAGGAAATGATTTTTCCGAGGAAACAGACACATACGCAGAGGCAATTTTGATTTGGAAAACCCTTACAAGGATTCATCCGCATGGTGGGACTATGACACCAGATATGGATATTGTAGAACGTATGAAACGAGGAATATGCGTAATAGACAATCCAAAAGTAAAAATACCAAGAACGATTAAACCGTGGAAAAACCTATCTCCTTATCTGGTTGATTCTCTGAAAAAGATTTTTGAGAATAAGAGCCGATCTATGGGGGATGAATTAAAACACATGGCAAAGCACCTTAAATTCTGCGATGTACACCAGGAGTTTTATTATGGCAAATATGCTCGCTGCCCTCTATGCGATAATAATGCAAATGTTCTTACTAAGCCGGTATCACAAGGGGTAACAGGAGGACTTACACTTATCACGATGCTTAAAGGAAACGATGTAAAAATTGTTCTAAATGAGCAGTGCTATATCAATAATGCCGGAGAAGTAGTGGAAGTTAAGAATGGGAATAAATTCGCATACGAAAGCGGAATTAAATATCATTTTGCAGAGGTTGGAACAGAAAATATTGCAATAAAAGCGGATGATAGAGCGTTCTGGTTTACCACGGATAGAGAATATGTGTTTGATAAGAAATACAAGAGTCCGATTTATGCAGCAGGAGATTCAGTATACTTCATAAGTCCCGCCAATACATTAACCTCAATTCAGATCACGAAATCAGGCAATGGAATACGGACGATTACAAAATGTGGGTATGAGAGTTACTTTGCGGTATCTGAGGGACATTCGTGCGTTGTAAGTAGATTTGCAGAAAATCTCATTGTGAGTCTGGATGGGAAAAATATTGAGATACCATATACCGATACCGTGAATAATTATGGAATACACAGAGATAAAATAACCGGAGGATGGCTTATAGTGTTGGAGAACGGAGCCGGACAGTTCTTTACCTTTGTGTGCAATGAACATGGAGTAGCGTATAGCGAGGATCGCATTAAATATCAATGTGGGCTTGGCAATGTATGTTTTTATAACTCCAATATTTCAATACCGATTGATGGGAATATCAGAATATATTCGTACCAGAAACAGGCATTTAAGGATTTTGAGTGCGAAGCCGTATCGCCAGATAGCTGTTTAATCAAAGATTCCACAGCATTTACGATCATCAATGATGAAAATATTTATAGACTTGGAAGAACTGTACGATGAAAGGAGAAAATGGTATGACAGAAGCACAGAAAAAAGCAGTTGAGGTACAGAAAGAGATTGAAGAAGCCTGCATCCGGCATGGACTTAATCTTACCATCTTTGAAAATGGTATTGGATTTGTGAATCCCAAAGACAATAAAATTGTCATGGTATGGAGACCCAAGTATAAACCGGCACCGTCAGAAACACCACCTACACAGAAACCGTCCGGCGGAAATATGTCCGCTTTCATATTTGGCGGTTCAAAGGGAAGTGGCAGATTTATGGGAAACAAAAGGAAACATACAGTCAGAGGAATGAAACGGAGGTAGGTTGATATGCCAAGTTTTAAATTAAAATCGGAGCACATAAAGATTATGACAGACCTTAATTTTAGAATCTCCATTTTAATAGATTCTAAGGATAGGTATAGACCGGCAATAGATGTTAAAAGACCATTCGGGAACAACGGTCCCACAACGAATGTGTGTGAAATCATGGGATGGCACTGCGATGAAGAAAGTGGAGAATACGCTGCTGAGGATATTGAAAAAGCCGAAATGCTCATTATCGAGCTTCCAGTTGCTTTGCAGATCGTGATGCAAAACCACACATTTGAACCCGGAGAGTATGAAGTAGGGGAATATTCCTCGGCATACTTCAATTATGTTCACATTCGCAATTATCACGCATTAAAATCTCCTATCGCAGAAATAGAGGAAAAATATAAAGACTGCGATCAAATGGAAAGGTTACATGAAGTTTGTATGAATGTATCTGGCGATAACCCGTGGAAAGTGATTGACGATCTGAAATTGTTTGCCCAGACCGACTTTCTGGCAGATGCAATAGCGGTATTTGAAAAGCATCGAGACGAACAAATCCTTGATGAATGGCTGAAAACACATGACGGAGAGGATTATTGCAAATATTGTCCTGAAAACGCTGAATGTCCTCATGGAATGGCTTGTTATGGTGGAGAACCTATCGAGCCGTCTTGCTACGGAGTAGATATGAAAGAATTTCTTTACACGGACTCTATTATTGAGGATGCACTGGAGGAAAGATATGGCGAAGAATAACAAACTGATAAATTCCCTGAATGAAATCGCCAGAAGAAACCGCTCACAGAACGTTGCTACTGCGGCAGACCAGATGGTTCCACAGATATATGCTGCGATTGCCATAGCACTTCACAGAACCTATGGATTCGGATATAAGCGTATCAATGATGTGTTCGTAGAATCGCAGCACATTTGGGAAAGCTATGCCGGGGACGGAGCCGGTATGGTAAAGAAGTGTGAGGAAGAAACCGGAGTGACTGTATGTAGCCCAGAAGAGGCACAGAGATTGATGGAGATGCAGAATGGGATGCAGTGAAAATTGCGGATCATGCACATGGCATGAGAATTTCAATGGGACAACGGATTGGATATGCGCCAATGAGGAAAGTGATTGTTACGGAGCAGTTACATCCTGGGACGATTATTGCATAGACTACGAACCAAAGTGTGGAGAATAACGAACTCAATTACATCATTTAACTTTCAATTATATCATTTGAAAAGGAATGACTACGTTGAATATCGGCTACACCGATATTTTAATGCGTTATCATTCCTTTTTTGTTAAAATGATGGTGTCTTGGTATAGACGTTGGTGGATTATCCCTTTCTTGATATGGAGTAGTGAACGCTACTCCATATTGGTAAGCCCGGATAGCTCAACTGGCAGAGCATTTGATTTGTAATCAAAAGGTTGTGGGTTCGATTCCCACTCTTGGCTCTTGCCTCTTTCGAGAGGCCATGGGTTCCTCCATTATTGTAGGATAGGGCGGTGGCGAGCCGCCCAGTAATGTGTGGTGGCGCAGTTCGGTAGCGCATCTGACTTTTAATCAGACGGTCGTGGGTTCAAATCCCATCCACGCAACTATCCACATACAGAAAGGAGCAGCTATATTGGAAACAGAAAACGTATACTGCCCTGTATGTAAGGCACGGGCAAACCGTGAAAAACTTCTTTTCAAGAAAGCACCCGGAGCATCCGGCACGATTTTCATAAACTGCCGCGGATGTAAAGAGGTAATAAAAATAGAATTAAGCAAAGAGCCTTTGAGCCGGTTAAGTCATAAGTAGACTTGATCGGTTCTTTTGTTTTATTCGGAAAGGGGAAACTTCATGTACGCAAGCAACCGTCCGACTCTCGGTAGGCGAATGTTAATGACTGATGAGAGGGAGATAACGAAAGACAATATCATACAGGTTGTGTCAAAAGCATTTATGGAACATCAGGAAAATGTTGCCGAGGAAGTATACCTTTTTGAGTATGAGAGAGGAAATCAGCCAATTCTCAACCGTGAAAAGAAAATCAGATCGGACCTCAATGCCACAGTCGTAGAAAACAATGCTTCAAAGATTGTGGACGTGCATCTGGGATATTGTTTTTCCAACCCGATTACTTTCGTACAGAGAGCAAAGATAGAGCCTACAAAGAAACAGAAGAGAGCCTTATTCGGCTTCTTAAAGAAAAAGGATGAGGATAACGGAGAGAACATTGACGATTTGAAAATCGCCATGCTCAACAAAATGATGCAGGAGCAGAGCAAATCGGCAAAGGACATTGCCCTTGGAAGAAATCTGTTTATCTGTGGAGTCGGTTACCAGATGATGTTGCCGAACAGAAATCCAAGCCGTTATTCTCCGTTTGAGCTTTTGGTTCCGAGTCCACTGACAACATTCGTGGTGTATTCCAACGATGCGTACAGAGAACCGGTGCTTGGATGTACCTACTTCATACACGATGATGGAACCATCACTCTCACAGCATATTCAAGTAGATTCTGTTATACCATTGAGCATGAGCTTAATACAACAGATTATCATTTGAAAGAGAATATCACTCCGAACCCACTGAGAAGAATACCGGTCGTAGAATTTGCATTGAATGACCGCATGGGTATCTTTGAAAAGGTTATCCCACTCATGGATGCCATGAACCTTGTGGATTCAGACCGTATCAATGATATATTGCAGCACGTTCAGTCCTTACTTTGGATGCACAACTGCCAAGTAAATGAAGAGGGTAAGAAAAATCTCGTTGACGGCGATGGTGTCATTATGACAAAGAGTACCGGAGACGGCAAGGAAGCAAAGATTACCTACCTCAATCAGACATTGAATGAGAGTGAGGTACAGAAACTTGTGGATCATCTCAATTCCCAGTTGGAGCAGATTACTTCTACTCCGTCATGGCAGGAAGCAAGCGGCGGCTCTACCACAGGAGCAATGCAGCTATCAAATGGATGGCAGTGTTTGGAGATTTCCGCAAAGACCGTTGAACAGTTATTCACGGAACCGGAAATGCAGATTATTGATTTGGCAATAGAGATAATCAAGGCAGATCAGAGACCGTATGACGGTCTGAAAGATATAGAGACGGCAGACGTTGAAATACGTTTCTGCAGAACCAAGACATACGATCTGGTGTCAAAAACAAACTCCCTTGTGGCATTACTAAATGCCGGAGTAGACGGTCTCACTTCATTCAACACTGTTGGACTGTTTACAGATCCTCAGCAGGCATGGGTTGACAGTAAGACTATTATCGAGGGCATACAGAAGAAACTTGCATCCAAGGAAGAGAAAACGCAGCAGCCGAACCCTAACGCCTATAAGGATGATGAGGGGAACGGTGGGGAGAACAACGAGGAAAAGGATAAGACAGAGGAATCAAAGCAGCCGAGCAAAACGGCAATGGTAGAAGAATAGGCGGTGTGAGATATGTATGATCCGGTACAATACTTTGATGAAATGAATATCCTCAAAGATGATAAACTCCGCCGGATAAATACCGCCAAGGAATTTATCAATGCCCTTGTTGATTTCTTCGCAGCACAGTTTATGAATCTTCTCTCCGGGATATTCCTTTACGAGAAGTCGAGTTCTGATTATGAAAATGAGCTTATGGATCTTTATTTTGCCATGGTTTCTGAATATCAGTACGAGACGGAGGTAAGAGAAAAGGCATACAGATTTGCAAAGTACATCCAGGAGGCAACCGAAAGAGCGGTAGCAAACGCCAACGGAAACGATGATTATAAAATGTCTCGCATGACAGGCGGCATTATGAAAGAAGAGGATGTTCCAAAAAGTGTTAAGCGGATGTTCTCGGAAGTCAGAGCAACCGAGATTGCCTTAAATGAAACCAACTGGATATATAACTGGATCAATCATCAGAACCTTGCCGAGAGGCAGACCACCCATACATGGGTAAGCATGAGGGATGAACGTGTCCGGGTTAGCCACTGGGAGGCGGACGGCCAAACAGTTCCTATTAACGAGCCTTTTATCATCAACGGGTACAAAATGATGTTCCCACTCGATGATAGCATGGGCGCACCGATAGACGAGATCATCAACTGCCGGTGCGTAGAATTATAAATCAGGAGGTAGAGCCAATGGCAACAGCAAGTAAAAAGACGGCAGCAGACAAGAAGAAAATGGACGATAAGAAGAAAGTAGCAGCTTCCAAAAAGGAGACTGCAAAGAAATCTTCTGATAAGAAAGCGGCAGCTAAGAAGTCCACTGCAAAGAAAACTGCCACCAAGAAAACCACTGCCAAAAAGGCAGCAAAGAAAAACTAACTTCATACAGTTAGAGCCTATGAGCCGGATGTGATGATGAATCGTGTCCGGCTCATTTTTCGGTTATTCAGGGAGAAATCCCTATCACATAACGGGTTAGAGAAAATCCTTACAAAACGCATACAACTATTGTCTTGCAGAGACGCAAGTAAAAAAACGCAGAAATTTATACGGAGAGAACCGTTCAAACGCAGGAGGTCAATTATGGCAGATGTAAACAGTACAGCAACTCAGAACCAGACACAGCAGCAGTCTCAGACAGAACCGCAGAAACAGCCTACTACTCAGGTTTCCGGTACACAGCAGCAGACTCAGACAACCAAGCCGGAGGATAACAACAACGGCAATGAACTTACAGTTGAAAGCCTTATGGCACAGCTTGCGCAGGAAAAGGCCAATAATGCCAAGTTAAAGTCTGACAATGACAAGTTATGCACATCCGAGGGCAATCTGAGAAAACAGCTCAGAGCTAAGCAGACAGCCGAGGAACAGGAAGCGGAAGCGAAGGCAGAACAGGCGGCACAGAGAGATGCCTATGTCAAGGAACTGGAAAAGTTCAAGTCGGTAACAGAATCATCGGAGCGTTACTTAGGAATGGGTATGCCTACTGAAATGGCAAAGGCAACAGCAACGGCAGAGTATGAGGGAAATATGGATGTCGTTACTGGAAACATCTCTAAGTTCATGGCAGAGAGGGATAAGCAGAAAGAGTCTGAAATCCGCGCACAGTATTTAGCTCAGATGCCTACACCGCAGTCTGGAAACGTAGGTCAGGTTGACTATTCAGCACAGATCAAGCAGGCAATGGACGCAGGCGATACACAGGCCGCCGTTCTTGCAATATTAAGTCAAAATGCCGCTAACAATCAGCAGGCATAACTTTTAAGGAGGTAATGAATTATGGCACAGGGCACAGCAACATCATTCGCTGTTCCTAATTTTAGCGGAATGTTATTCGCTAAAGGGCAGACAGCAACACCGTTCTCTACGATGATTGGCGCAAGACCTCTTGTAACCAATCATGTAGAGTTTACTTGCGGTCAGGAGTACAACACAGAAACAGGCGAACAGCCGGATATTTCTGAGACTGCATCCCTTACCGCACCGAAACCGGAGATCACAACCAGAAGCCAGCTTACCAATGTGACTCAGATGTTTATGAAATCCGTAGCGATTTCCTACGGCAAACAGAGCAACATGGGTACTCTGCAGGGCATCAACGTGGCCGGTCAGCAGGCAAATCCTCTGGATGAACTTGCGTTCCAGGTATCTCGCAGAATGGCAAAGATCGCACAGGACATTGAGTACACTTTCCTCAATGGTGTGTATCAGAAAGCTACCTCTGATGCAGAGTCAAACAAGACCAGAGGACTTCTGACAGCTATCACAACCAACGTACTTAATCTTGCTAAAAAGCCTCTCACATACTGGCTTGTAGCAGAGGGATTAAAGTCCATCCACGATCAGGGCGCAAAGACAGACAACATTGTTCTCGGAGTTGATGCAACTACAATGTTGCAGCTCAACCTTGATGCGCAGCAGAACAACCTTACAATCGTTCCCCTCGGAAGAGAAGTGAACGGTATCAAATTACAGACGGTAGTTACCCCTCTTGGAGAAGTGGCAGTTGCTCTGTTTGATACTATGCCTACCGGCACCGCTGTTCTGTTCGATCCGTCCATCATGGCTCCGGTTCATCAGATGGTTCCTGGTAAGGGCAATTTCTTCCTGGAGCCGCTGGCAAAGACTGGTGCAGGAGAAACATATCAGATCTTCGGACAGATTGGTTTGGATCACGGTCCTGAGTGGATGAGTGCTAAGTTCACAAATATTTCCACAGATCTGCCGAGCGTACTGACAGCAACCAAAGCATCGGGGGAATAACAGGTCATACCCTTAACGGTGGTTCCGAGGCAGTTGATTCTTCTGTTTCCACATCAGCGGATGCGGTTTCAGAAGAGACGGCTACTGGTAAGAAGTACACAGAGGAAGAACTTAACGCTCTGACAGTAGCACAGATTAAGGCTATCGCAGCGGAACGTGGGTATGACATGAAAGAAACCGTAAAAGCAAAGCTGATCGCAGAGTTTTTAACTCAGCAAGGGTAAGAAAGTGAGGACGGATTATGGACGCTAAATTGTTGAAAGTCATTTTAGATGATGAAACTCTCACTGACGAACAGATTGCCGTCCTCCTTGTGAAAGCTCAGAAACAGGCTGCAAATCAACACTTTTGGGCGGATGATGATATTCCGACAGAGGCAGAGTTGGAGAGATTTTATAACCGGTATGAGTTTGAAATCTATGATTTGGCGAAAGCCATAAACTCTGACGATGCGAGGGGCGGACTTGTATCTCACACAGAACTTGGAGTTACCCGGAACTGGGGACAGACAGGTAAGAAAGATATTGAGTTGGCCTTGGCGAAGATCCCACCAAAAACCTATGTCGGTCTGTTAAGGAGGGATGGCAATGCCGAAGCTGAGACTTAAAGACCTCAGATTGAACCAAGTCCCTTTTTATTACCAGACCTATGACGGAACGGTGGATGAAGTGGACGAGGATGGCAACCTTACCGGGGAGAGCATACCGAAGTATTCAAATCCGGTTCGTGTGCTTGCGAGAGTAAGTCCGAACTCAGGAAATGCCGAGGACTCCCCATTTGGTAAAGATATTGTCTACGACAAGACCATATCAACCGTACAGAAATTGCCGATTGATGAATACTCAAAACTCTTCATAGATGTGGTTCCTATTCTCAACGAGGACGGTTCCACAGATACAGAACCGGATTATATATGTGTCTGCCCGAAACATGATTTGCAACAGAATCTATGGGCGATACGGAAGATTAAGGGGAATATCCATGCAGGACAAAATAACGATCAATCCCTTTGACCCGGACAGCATAGATGAGGCTATTAAGAAACTGGAAAAGCGGAAAGAGCGTATACACAAATGCGCAGAGAAACTTATACAGAGACTTACAGACCTCGGAGTTGAAAAGGCACAGGAGTTAGTTCCGGTTGATACCGGTACGGCAAGATCTTCCATTATCGGTTATCTGGATGAGGCAGAGGGAGTTGGAATCATAAGTGCTGGAGGGTACTGCAAGTACATTGAGTTTGGTACTGGTGTAAAGGGTAGGGACAGTTCCCACCCAAGCGAAGAGTACAAGGCAATAATGAACTGGGCGTACAATTCCGGGGCAACAATCTTTACCACGAAAGACGGCAGAGAGGGTTGGTATTATCCGGCTGATGATGGCACATGGCGATTTACAGAGGGTATGCCGTCAAGACCATTCATGTATGAGACGGCACAATATCTGAGGAAAGAAGCACAAAAAATAGCAAGCGAGGTATTCAAGGATGGTTAAAGACAATGTGAATTTGTATTTTACGAACCTCCTGAAAGACTTGCAGAAACAATACAGCAGTTTGAAAGGAGGACAGGTGTATAAAGCTACACCACCGTCATTCCCCTATATGTATTTCAAACAGATAGGCGGAGACGGAGCGTTATCCACACTTTCAAATACAGAGGACGGTATCAATCTTGGATTGGAAGTCAAATTCTATTCAAACAAATCCGCCTCAGAAGTGCGGAAGTTAGCAAATTCCGCAAGGGAATACATGGTAGGGATTGGATTTCATTGCGACTACTTCTCCCCTGTGGAGAATGTAAGCGATACTTCCATTTCACAATTCCTTACCCGGTTCTCAAAACTGGAAACATGATTAACTCCATCGGCTAGGGTCGCTCCCGAAAAGCACTCGCCTGGTGCCTGCCGGTGGTTTTAATAAATTCAAGGCTTTACCTCTTAGGCAAAGGAAAACACAAGGAGGTAGAACGAAGATGGCAAAATGTACGAACGTCACTTATCTGATGAAGAAAAAGGATGGCGATACCACATTTGAAAAACTGCTCGACATTACAGAGTACCCGGATCTCGGCGGAGAAAAGGAAAAACTCGATGTAACCACTCTTTCTGATAAAAAGAAGAGAACCATCAACGGTATTGAAGATACCGGAGATCTTACTTTCAAGGCATGGTACGAGAAAGCAGATTACCAGAAGTTACTTGCCATTCAGGAATCCGGCAAGGTTGAAACCTACCAGATCTGGTTTGGAGAAGAGGGCATTGACGGTAAGTGGGAGTGGTCCGGTGTTATGGCGGTATATCCGAACAGCGGTGCTTCAAACAACGCAAGAGAGATGTCGTTCTCTATCACTGATGAGGGCGAAGAGGCACTTCATTTTGTAACTGAGTAATTAAAGCAACTTAGTGGCAGGGGATTATTCCTCTGCCACATAAATAGGACAGATTAACGAAAGGACGGTTAATAATATGATTTTACAGACAGCGAATGGTCCCAAGGAAATTAAAACGAAAGAACTCGATTTTACTAATATGATGTGCGATCTGGAAGATTACGATGTAGATGTCATGGGACTTTTAGACAGTGAAACTAGATCGAGTATGAAAATAATAAAAACAATCAGAGCAATTTTGGCGGTACTTATCGGAACAAAAGATTTGACAGAAGCCGGGAAAGCCCTAACCGAACATTTAAAGTACGGAGGGGCAATGGATGAAATTATTGATGCGTTTACGGAGGCAATGGAAACCGCGGGTTTTGGAGGGGGAGCCGAGGAAACTCCGAAGAACAGCGGAAAGAAAACCAAGGCAGCAACAGAGTAGAGGAAATAGATCTTAGCAAATACAAATCGTTTACTGAGATTATCAATAAAGTTTGGCTTCCAAACGCTCTCCTTTATGGTGTTTCCTACGATACTTTCTGGAAACTGAACCCTAAGAAATTAGAACCATTCCAAAAGAAGAGAGAGATGGAGGCAAAAGAGCAGGCTACGGCAATAGATACATTGGCGTGGTCCGTTGGTTCGTATGTCGCAGATGCCATGGCAATATTCCTTGGCAAAAATTCTCCGGCATACCCAAGCCAACCGAGAAGCATGAACAGCACAGAGAGCGCACCGCCGGGAGCAAAAATGACGGATGCAGACAGATTCGCTGCCTTTGCCGCAGAACATAATAAGCGATTGAGACAGCGAAGAGAAAAGTAGCTGATTACATGGGGATAGGTTGACGAACCGAAACGGCGCAAGTCCGGCGCAGTTCCCCATGTTTTCTTATATTCGGACAAAACAATACCACCCACGGACAGGGTTTCAACGAAGTGAGGTGGCAAAATGCCTGATAACAGAGTAGATAGCATTTTATTGGAAATAGAAGCCACCACTGATAAGGCAGACGGTGGTATTGATAAAGTAACAAAAGCTCTTACCTCAATGAAGAAAATCACTGAGGGATTAGATACAGAAAAGTTAAAACAGATTCTTGATGTAATGCGTGGTTTCTCCGGCGTTGGAGATGATCTTAAAAATGCCGGAAGTGGCATGAGAAGCATTGCATCATCCATTAAGTCTCTGTCCGGAGTTGATACGGCGAAATTAAAAGAGGTTGCGGCTACTGTAAAGGAAGTCAGCACAGCACTTGGAAACCTCGGATCGAATAATCGCGTCAGCATCAGAATTGATTCTGAGGGGGCACAGAGACGTGTACAGCCTTTGGAGAACGGTCAGCAAGCAGCGGCAGCCACAGAAAGCGTTGCGACTGCATCAGAAGAGGCACAGGCAGCAATGAACGGTGCTGCATCAGCGGCAAGTCAGTTGGCACAAGAGGAAAGCAACCTCGGAACTGCCGGACAAAGTGCAGCAGCCGGACAGACAAACTTAAACGAAAGTCTCAATCAGGCAAACACAAATCCGGCTAATAGACGTATTCAGGAACTCATAGACCAGATCAATAAGTACAAAGCCACTGTCAGCGGTATGGAGAGTGGAAAGATACGGTTTGATACCGGTCAGTATGAGGAAGCTGTGAATGGTCTCAGACAGGCACAGGAACAGTTTAAGCAGTTCAAGGAAACGGTTTCACAGTCTCCTAAGAATATGGAGGATGTGGCAAAGTCCATTAAGTCCATAGGGGATGCAGCACAGAAATGCGGACTTGGAACCTTTTCTTCTATATTAAGTGGAATTGCATCAATTCTTCCGGCCATTGAAACCGGTGGCATGGCGGCAAATGCCGGGTTCCAGTCTATGGCAGTTGGATTGGAAGCGGTGCAGACGGCAATTCCTATTATCGGCATCATACTGACAATACTCACTGCCATTATCAATGCCGTAAGACAAGTAGCAAATGCCGTAAAGAATGAGGTGCAAAAAATAATTTCTGCCGTAAAAACGGTAGTGAATAAAATCCGTTCTGGGATTGCTGCAATTATAAACAAATTCAAGGAACTCAAAAAGCGTGTCAGAGAGAGTCTTGGTTTTTCTGAAAAACAGAGTGGAGCGTTTGCGAAGAAACTTGGTTCCATCTTCCGACTTGGAACATTCATGTTACTGCGTTCAATGTTTACACACCTATTTGAACTCGTAAAAACCGGATTCGACAACCTTGTTATTTATTCAAAAAGAGCCGGAACAGAATTTCACAAAAACGTGAATCTTCTCTATAACGATTTGCGTCAGCTCGGAGCATCACTGACAACTGCATTTGAACCAATCCTGAATGTGGTTACTCCAATTCTGGATTACCTGATTCAGAAGCTCATTGCAGCGACAAACGCATTGGCACAGTTCTTCTCAGCACTCACAGGCAAGAAGTTCTACACCAAGGCAATACGACAGAACAAAGATTATGCAGATTCCTTAAATAGCGCAGCAAAGGCGGCAAAGAACCTTACCACCGGCATAGATGAGTTAAATATCCTGAGTGATGATAAAAGCGGTAGCGGCAGCAACAGTGGAGCCGATGGAAGCGGATATGAGACGGATGCGGTAGCTGATAAGTACAAAGACCTTGCGGAAATGGTTAAGGACGCATGGGCGGACGCTGATTTCACAGAGATAGGAAGAATGTTCGGGGAGAAACTGAAAGAAGCTCTCGACAACATTCCGTGGGACGGCATCAAAGCGTCTCTGAGAAAGATTGCAAAGTGCATCGCTACATTCCTGAACGGTTTCCTCGAAACTCCTGGGTTATTTACAGAAATCGGAGTAACCATAGCACAGGCTATTAACTCTGCATTTGAGTTCGTTGATTCATTTGTAGAAAACTTCCATTGGAGCAGTCTCGGAACGGCAATAGCGGATCTTATCATTGGTGCATTAGATACCCTTGACTGGACTCTGATAAATAAGACCGCAAAGGGATTGGCACAAGGAATTGTCGATGCAATCAACGCTGCCCTGCAGACAGAGGATCTTTGGAAGAAAATCGGTACTGCGATTTCCAATACGATAAACTCAGCAATTACTTTTGCAAAAACATTTGTTAATGGATTGGACTGGGCTTCACTTGGAACTGCAATCGGAAATCTTCTCGGCAATGCGATCGCCGGAATTGATTATGACGGAATCGGAGAAACATTTGCCGGATTCGTAAACGGGGTATTTACCGCCGTACTGAATTTCTCAAAGACATTTCCGTGGACGGACATCGCAAAGAACTTTGCAAGCGGTGTCAATACGGCACTGAAAAACATCGACTGGAAAACAGTTAAGGACGGCTTCGACAGTTTCTGTTCTGGGCTTGGTTCAAACCTCAATACGGCAATCACAAACATTGACTGGGAGCTTGTCGGAACGACACTCGGAAACAGCATCAAGACACTTTTCAGTGGTCTTGGAAAATTCCTTGCAAAGATAGATTTCAAGAAAATCGGTAGCGACTTTGCGAGTGCAATAAACAAGGCAGTTAAGACTATTGACTGGAAAGAGTCCGGAGGCACAATCAATTCTCTTATCACTGGTGTATGCACACTGATTAACACTTTGATAGACGAGGTAGATTGGTACGAACTTCTAAAGGGCGTAGGAACGGCAATGTCCGAGATTGACTGGGACACAATCCTCAAAACAGTCTTTAAGGTATTTGCAGCCAAGTGGACGTTCAAGAATTTGTTCAAATGGGTATCATGGGCCGCCATTTGGAATGAACTGAAAACAAGCGTTGTAGAGGGAATATCAAAGAAGTTCGGAATTGGTTCTGATGATGGAGAAATAAATACTGTCGGAGAGAATATTGTAAGCGGTTTACTTAAAGGTATTACGAGAGCCTGTTTGCCGGCACCATTGCAGACAGCACTTGATTGTTTCAATGCCATAACAGATATTGTTAAAAAGATATTCGGAATACATTCTCCGTCCACTGTATTTGCAGAGATTGGCGGCAACATTGTTGCCGGACTTATCAATGGAATTACAGGAAAGTTCACTGACTGCAAGAACAAAGTCCTCGAATGGGCTAATAAAGTCAATGAGTGGTTCTCCGGCACGAGTTTCGGAAAGATATGCAAAGAGACTTGGGAAACACACGGTCAGAATATCATTACTGGCTTCAAGGATAAGATTGGCAACGCCTACACCACAACGAAAGACAATATCACAACTTGGGCTACTAAAGCCAAAGAGTGGTTCAACAATTCATCATTTGGTGGGGTCAACATGGAAACATGGACCGGATATGCAAATGACATTATCTCCGGTTTCAAGACAAAAGTGGGAAATGCCTATACGCAGACAAAGGACAACATTACCACATGGGCCTCAAAGGCAAAGGAATGGTTTAATAGTTCTTCATTCGGCGGAGTGAATAACGGTACATGGACCACCTACGCAAATGATATTATCACTGGTTTCAAAACAAAGGTGGGTAACACATACACAACAACAAAAGATAATATCACAACCTGGGCGAGCAAAGTTAAGGAATGGTATACGAGCAGTGGTTTTGGAAACATCAATAGCAACACTTGGCAGACCTACGCAAACAATATCATTTCCGGTTTCCGGGAAAAGGTAGGCAACACCTATACCACCACAAAGAACAACATTACTACCTGGGCGAGCAGCCTGAAAGATTGGTTTTCTGGATCTTCATTCGGAAATATCAACAATGCCACATGGACCACTTATGCAGGAAATATCATAACCGGTTTCAGAAACAAAATCGGACTGTCATACACAGATACGAAAAGTAATATCACAACATGGGCTTCAAACCTCAAAACGTGGTTCTCAGATAACGGTTTTGGAGGCATCAATAGTTCTAAGTGGAGCACCTATGCAGAGAACATTATTTCCGGTTTCAAAACGAAAATCGGAAACAGTTATACGACTTGTAAGAGCAACGTTACCACATGGGCTTCAAATGTAAAAACGTGGTTCACAAGTACCTGTTCTTATGACAACTGGTATGACATTGCAAAAAACGTGGTAGATGGTTTCAAGAACGGTATAGGAAATCTGTACACCACCTGTAAGAACAACATCGAATCATGGGGCAGCAGCATTATTTCATGGTTCAAAGATAAGCTGGATATTAACTCTCCGTCCAGAGTATTCAAGCAGTTAGGTGCGTATTCCGTAGAGGGATATAACATCGGTGTGGAGAAAGAGGGAGAGAAAACAAAAGGAATTGTCACTTCCTGGGTGGATTCATTCGCTGATATGGACGTGAACCTCGGAACACGTTTGAAAATCAATGATAGCGCATTGAAAGAGTATAGCAACAACTATGGAAGTGATTTCACGAATGAAACAATCGTGCAGCGTGTGACAAGGGAGGTATCTACAAACGGAGCTGTGCAGGCAACGCTTAATTCCGGCGGAGGTCTGAAAGAAGCTATCAAAGAGGCTCTGGATGATCTGGGAATAACAACCGCCGTGAGTGAGATTTCAAAGAACACCAAGACACAGGCTGATAAGAAAGAACAGACGATTGTTGAAATCGGTGGAAAGACAGTTACGGATGCAGTAACCACACAGCGCAATGCCAACGGTTACAGCTTCCAAGGAGCGTAAAGGAGGGATATGGAATGGCTTATATATCAGTAAATGGTTATGACTTTCCCCCTCCTAAACGTGGGGCAAAGCCAACTGTATCTACAATGGTAGATGCCGGAAGAAATGCCAACGGTACGGTCGTAGGACAGAGAGTTGGGCGAGATCAGTACAAACTCGACACTTTGGAATGGCCGTGGCTGACGGCAGCGGAGTGGAGCCGGATGCTAACGGTGTTGAGTGCGTTTTTCGTATATGTCACTTTCCCGGATCCGGTCACTATGAAAAAAATAACAATAAAGATGTACCCCGGAGATAGGACGGCAGAACCATATTGGATTGATACAGACGGAAATCCAATTACCTATCAGAGTTGCAAAGTAAACCTTATTGATTGTGGAGAGTGATGGTGTATGCAGAAAGTATCAAATGAATACAAGGCAAGCATGAAAAGCTCTCTGAGAGAGCGGTCATACATGATGATTTCATTCGGTCTGGTAAATCAGGAGGCACAGGCCAACGCAACTGTCATGGGAAATAATTTTGCCTATTACTCAAAGCAGACCGGCTTATTCGGTCAGCGAAAAGAGGACACTGTATATGCCACACTCGAACATGATTTCACAAAGGTTGACGGATCCATGTATTTTCTTCCAAGAGAGAATACATCCGGTAACTACTACGACACAGGTTTGATAAGCAAGCCTCTGATTCCAAAAAGTGGATATGAGCTACTTATCGAACTGAATGTTGTGGCAACAGACATTAAAGGCCTGACTATCAATTTTGGAGAGGTTTACCCTACACGTTTTGATATTTTGACAAGTAGCGGTCAGCGAATAGAGATTACAGACAATGATATGTCAGAGTTCAGTACAGAACAGGTGTTAGAGAATACCACCTATATCAAATTCATCTTCTATGAGATGAAAAATCCATATTCCAGACTGAGGATATATTCAATCCAGTTAGGTTACGGTCTTGTGTACTACAACGAGGATATTATGGATTCTAAATTAGACAGTTACATATCCCCGATTTGTGAGGATGTTCCACAGATAGATTTCATGGTTAAATTGCAGAACTACGATCAGTATTTCAATGTTGACAATCCGAACTCTGCAATCAACTTTTTGGAGACCGGTCAGGAGATGTATGTCTGGTATGGCTATCAGTTGCCGAACTCAGACACCATCGAATGGATAAGAGGCGCAAAGCTACAGTGTAGCGCATGGGAAAGTGATGATTACTCCGCAACGATACGATGCCAGGATCTCTTCCGAAACATGGATGAGGAATATTACAAGGGGTGTTATGCTCCGGCGGGAATCACATATTATCATGCGGCAGAACTGATATTCCAAGACGCAGGAATTACAGAGTATTACATTGACCCATACCTCAAAAAGTCAAAAACCAAAAACCCGATACCAAGGGTAAAACACAAAGAGGCATTACAGATTATTGCCAATGCCTGCAGATGCGTACTATCGCAGAACAGATACGGCAGACCGCAGATAAAATCATCATTCGCCCCTGAGTACGATATAACGTGCAACGGAGAGACAGAGTATTCCCATGTGAGGAATATCAAGAGTGAAGTGGCAAAACAGGAATACGCTTCATTCTCTCATAACTACACAACCGTAACTGCGGATATGTATTATCTGCCGGAGAACCAAAGCAAGGCAGATAAATACACAGGATATATTTCATTGCAGCAGTCTGGGAAAGATTGTCTGTTTGAACAAAATCCGATTATTTATATCACGCAGGAAACCGCCTGTATGTACTATGGTTTGCAACTGATGTTCGGATCTTCACTGCCGGACGGCATCATATTTAGAACTTTCAATGATGGGGTAAAGGTTGACGAGTACGAGGTAACGACAGACATTACCAAGAAATTGATTGTCAGACACGATTTTGATGATTTTGACTTGATGGAGATTGAGTTCACTAAGACGAAAGAACCATTCAATCGAATTGTTGTAGATTACTTCTCATTTGGCGATATAACGGATTTTACAATGGAAAGGCAGGACATGACCTCTTCTCCGAAATCAATCAAACAGGAGCTTGTTAAGGCGGTCAGAGTGCCATGCTATTCATATCAGAAAGGCACAGCCGAAGAAACGCTCATAAGCGAAGAAACGGAAGTAACCAAAGGAGATGTGCAGACATATTACCTTGGAGATCCGACTTATGACTGCCGGGCAACATTCAATGGGTCAGCATCCAACGTAAGCATCATTGAACGTGGAGATTACTATGTAATGGTTAAGTTTCTGATTACTGGCAAGTACCAGTTTGAAATTATAGGACACAGATACAACATTGTTGAGCAGTATGCCACAAAAACACTTAATAGCAGAGGAAAGACCATCACATGGAAAAATCCTCTCGTAAGCGATATGGAAACAGCAAATCACTTGGCGGATTGGCTAGGAGATTACTATAACGCCGGTATTGAGTATGAGTACAATACCCGTGGCAATCCAGAGATAGACGCAAACGATATTGTGTATCAGGAAAATGCGTACCGTCCCGGATTAAAAGTAAATATCTACCGCCATGTTGTGAACTTCTCACAGAGCTTGTCTGGAAAGGTAATTGCCCGTAGGGTATCAGAAAAATAACGGAAGAAAGGAAGAGGAAAATGGATGGCTATTAAATCTGTTAAAGCTATCGTAAACGGTGTAACTACCACACTCACATACGACAGCACATCAAAGACTTACAAAGCAACACTGACTGCTCCGGCAAAATCCTCATACAATCAGTCAGGACATTATTACGGAGTGCAGATCATCGCCACAGATGAGGCAGGCAACAGCACATCGGTAAATCAATCCGATGCAACTCTCGGAAGCAAACTGAGACTTACCGTTAAAGAGAAAACAGCACCAGTTATCACAATCTCAGCACCTACGGCATCACAGTTACTTACGAGCAATCAGCCTACGATTACGTTCGCAGTTACAGATGATGATTCTGGCGTGAATCCAGACACAATTAAGCTGCTCATTGATGGATCTGAAATATCCGGTGTTACAAAGACAAAAACATCATCCGGTTATTCGTGCAGTTATAAACCTACGACGTCACTGGCAGATGGTTCACATACCGTAGTTGTCAAAGCTACAGACTATGACGGCAATGCTGCTACTCAGAAGAGCGTTTCATTCAAGATTGATACCGTTCCACCTGAGTTATCAGTTACAAGCCCGGTAGACAAGCTCATCACAAACAAGTCAACTGTTACGGTTTCTGGAACAACAAACGATGCCACATCCAGCCCGGTTACGCTGACAATCAATGGTAGCGCAGTGACAGTATATGACGATGGTACATTCTCAAAGGATATTACCTTAAAGGATGGTTCCAATACAATTACTATCGTGGCGAAAGATGGAGCTGGAAGAACAACCACAGTCAAAAGAACAGTTACTCTCGATACTAAAGCACCAGTTATCTCAGATGTTTCATTGGCTCCGAACCCGGCAGATGTTGGGGCAACCTATGTAATCTCTGTATCGGTAACAGATTAGGTGGTGGCATGGCAGCTAACATATTAGTAAGAGATGTGTCGATAACTCCGAACCCGGTGCAGACAAAAGGAAAATACACCATTTCTGTATCTGTTGAAGAACTAAAAGGGTTCGCATTTGTCGGCAGCTATGTTGGCTCCTATGTCAATATATCGGATAAGGAAATTCCTGATAAGTTACCACTGTCATACGTTGGCAGATACACGCAAGGATAGGAGGCGAGGAAGATGGCAGACATAGCAAAGGTTACTGGAACACTTGATGATGCAGAACTGAATTTCTCTCACTCCGTTGGAACGGTATACAAAGCCACAGCAAGCATTGATGGGTCTGAGAAAGACCATGTGGCAGTGGTAACAGCTACCGATTCTGCCGGGAACAGTACAACGGAAACAATGGTTGTTTCTATTTCCGGTTCATGGACTACACCAAAAACTGATTGGTATGGCTATACGGATGGAGACGGTATCTATCATGGAGATCGTTTCAACACAGAAGATTTCAACCGCATCAAAAACAATCTTGCCTACCTTAGAGAAATAGCAGTTGCAATGTATCAGGAGTTCTCTATCAACGATCTTGGAGACGATAGGAGCAAAGACCAATATTTTTACGCAGATGAGATAAACCAGTTGGAGGAAAATATTTCACTTATCGCCGCAAACACATTCAAACCGGATGTTGGAGAAGCACCTTTGTACACGGCAAACGGAAAGATATTCGACTACAACGAACTCAATCGTATCGAAAGCCTGATTTTAGATTTATTTAATCAGCTATTAAACCAATACAGAGGTCGGCAGATGCTTACCTTTAATTTTGGGATAAGGAGGGAGGTGTTCTAAGTGGCGTGGGAACGATTAAAGACAGACTATAAGGATGCCGTATGGTCCGGCTTGCGGAAGTTCATTCCTATTGATAATGGAGACGGAAGTTATTCCGTAAAAGATGTAACCCAGTACACAGTATATGATGAGTCGTTCTTCGGTGCGCTTGACGCAAACCGTATCAACACTGCGGTCAATGCGATCATGGCAGCATTGGAAAATGGAACAGATTTGTATGAGGTATTCACAGAGTTTTTCGAGAATCAGAAAGAAGAGTTCAATAAACAGGCAAATTTGGATCTCGATACATTCAATGTTTTCCTTGACAATCTGCAGGCAACAGCAAATGCGGATGTGGTGCAGTTAAAAAAGGACTACACAGCAGAAATGACGGCATTTGAGAACAATCAGGAAACTTTGTTTAATCAATGGTTTGCAATGATAAAAGATCAGTTGTCAGCGGATGCAGCCGGAAAATTGCAGAATGAAATTAACGATGTGGAAACCCACATTAGAAACCTTGCAGTGAAGATACATTTCAACGATACCGTTGGAACTGCTGCTGCAATAACTGTACAAAATGTAACATCCGGTAACAAATACATCGTTACAGATTTTACTCAGCCGTTATATCTGACTGAGGCCGGAGAATACACCATAAGCATTGCGAATGATAACTACATGATAGCACCAAAGACATTCTCAATCAGCAATGCAGATCTTATGACACATAAGACTTTCAGAATCATGGACGGAAATGGTTTGGCATTTGTGGACGGATTTGTTGGAAGCTATGTAAATAAATAACGGAGGTAGACAAAATGAGAGATTTCCCTAAGAGACTTGCAACCGCCGAGGACATTAGAAATTGTAAATCCTTGGTGGATGATGGCGCATTTGCAGCAAAAGACCTGTTGGAAGCCATCGAAGATCTTGAAAGTATGAATTATCTTCATTGCCCGATTCTTGCGGTAGGAGAGGATAAGAAAACTGTTACCATTCACTATTGTGCTGAGGCAAAAGCAAATACAAAGGCGATTGTCGGAAATAAGACGGTAACAATCACAAATGTAACACACGAAGAGGGCGAACCGGATGAGATTACGGGAGAGAAACAGTTGGAAACGACCGTTATCTCCACATCCGCTATGGTATCTGTGGATGCAACAGAAATCGCAGTTACCGCACCATACACCATTTACGAAAGTCTCGGCATGACAGCCGAAGAACTGAATCAGATTAAGGAGGAATTGGCTAATGAGTAAATTCTACGGTTATGATGAAGCAATGGAAAATGACATTGCGAAGATAACCACCCCGAAACTTGCGCTTATGTCCGATGTCGTTGCATCTGACAAGAAGTTTATTCGCATGGAGAACGGCTCCCTTACTGTTATCGCAGGAGTTTTGATTGCGGTAGGTAATTCTGTTTTTAAGACAGAAAAAACCACTCTTACAGCGAGCAACTTGGACGGAACAGCAACTAAGTTTGAGGTGGGAAAGGACTATTGCATTTATATCTGCGATCCTACCGGTGGAGATGCCACAAACTTTGCCGCAGAACAGTATCGTATTTCCCTTAATACGACATATCCAAACGGTTATACGGCAGTTACATCAAGAAAAATCGGTGGTTTCCATTACGGCGTAGTCAGAAAAACAAATAGTTCCGGTATTCCAATCAGCGCATCAGGCGCGGCATTAGGAAGTGGATGGGAAACAAACGTAGCGGAGGGAATTGTACCTAATTCCGTTTGGACTCTTCTCCACAGGCCTACTTGTGATCCTACCGGAATGGTATTCATAGGACCGTTCTGGGGCGATATTTACCTTTCATCAGATAACGGAGCCAGTGGTTTGCAGAGCAAAAAGGGTGTTGTGCCGATTACTGGAACAGAGGGATTAAATTGGTATATCGCCAACGAGAGAGCTATGAGAGTAGGAAAAAGACTTCCTACCTACGCTGAGTTCTGTAAGGGCGCATACGGATCTCCGCAGGGAGAGGATGGCAACAACACTTACGCATGGTCTGCGACCTCGAATACAGCAAGAACCACTTGCGGAAATGTTAAGAACGCTGTTTCTGCAACGAACGTTCGAGACCTCGTAGGAAACGTCTGGAAGTGGTTGGATGAGTTTGTCCATGATCCGACAGGCTCATCTTGGAACTGGTATGACGTTATGAGCGGTCAGAAAGTTGGCCAGCTTTACATGGCCAACAACACTGGCTTGCACGCGCTCATTGGCGGTGGCAACTGGGGCCACGGGGTTCACGATGGCTCGCGGACTGTGAGTTGCAGCAGTTCTCCGTGGGACGTGGCCTCGAGCCTTGGCGTGTGGTGCGTCTGTGACTCGCTGTAAGCTGATGGGGACCGGCGAAAGCCGAGTCCCTTGCAGTTGAAAGGTTGGGTGTAATGGCATACGAAAGCAAATATGAAAATCCCTCCACTCTGAAAATGGACTACGTTCATACAGAGGCACACCAGATGGCCTACGACCTATCGGTATATCTCCATAAGAAAGTGAGAGAAATGCCACATTATGAGAAATTCACTCTCCAAAAGGATATACGAGAATGTATAGACGGAATCATGGATGAGATAGAAGCATACGAGAGGTCAAAGACAATCAGCCATCTTTACACAGCCGACAGGTTGAAAGGAAGATTGGTACGGAAAATCCGATTGGCACATGATCTCAAATATTCTGCAATGAACGACAGAGTATACGAATATTGTGCAACGCAGATCGGTATTCTCGGTGCGTATATCGGAGGGTTAATAAACAAGGCACAAAAGGAAAAGAAATCAAAATAAGCAACTATCTTTGGGGTAGCTGTTAATTCGCACTGTCGCTCCGTGGCTTGCACGCGCTCATTGGCGGTGGCAACTGGAACAACGGGGTTCACGATGGCTCGCGGACTGTGAATTGCAACAATTATCCGTGGAACGTGAACACGAACATTGGCGTGTGGTGCGTCTGTGACTATTTAGAAAACTGTCAGATTGGTGGAGCTACGGCTTGCCAACAAGGATTATTTGATAATCATTTATTGAATAGTCTGACGGCTATCCCGACCCGTGCAAACCGGGCGAACTTAAAACAGCGAAGCCAAATAGTAGCGAAAGCGAAGGAAGTGTGGCGTAAGCATTATTTATGAAGAGAATAACAGGTCTTATGAAAAACATCTGTACCATGAAGAACGCATTGATCGCATATCAAAAGGCGAGGCGGTGCAAAAGGTACAGACCGGAGGTTTTGGAGTTTGAAGCAAACAGAGAGGAATACCTCAGCAAAGCCATCCGGGAATTGGAAAGTTTGACATATACTCCTGGAAAGTACAAGGTATTCAAAGTTTGGGAACCCAAAGAGCGTATAATCATGGCTCTGCCATTTTACGATAGGGTTATCCAACATATGATTGTCAATTACATAGAGCCGATATTTGAGCATCAGTTCATCTACCATTCCTATGCTTGCAGAAAAGGGAAAGGTGCTCACAGAGCCAGCAAGCAGTTGACAAGGTGGCTATATAATCTGGAAGTTGTGCAAGGCAAATCAGTCTATGTACTGAAAGCCGACATACACCATTACTTCCAGAGCATAGACCACAAGGTTCTGAAAAGAGAAATTAGAACCTACATTAAAGACAAGGACTTACTCGTAATCCTTGACCGGATAATAGACCATAATGGGATATTCCCGGACGGTGTCGGCATACCGGTTGGAAATCTTACGAGCCAACTATTTGCCAACGTGTATTTACACCGATTGGATATGTTCGTAAAACATACACTTCATGCGGAACATTACATGAGATATATGGATGATTTTGTGATTATATCAGATGATCTCGAACAGTTGAAGCGGTGGGAGAAACAGATAGAAATATTTCTTGCGGATGTTCTTAAATTACAATTAAATCCAAAAACAACCATTGTTTATGCAAAGAACGGAGTGGATTTTGTTGGATATAGGCATTGGAACTCTACGAAGAAAATCAGAAAGGACGCTATGCGTAGACTGAAACGCCTTATGAAGAATTTCAAAGATGGAACTATCACGGAAGAATTTTTCGACAAATCGTTTACAAGTAGAATTGGTTCGATAAAACACGCCGACACCTATAATCTGGTGCAGAAGATCACCTGTGAAGCAAAGGAGTTAAAGGAAAGTCATGCGTGATGGAAGTTATGTCATTGTAGATAGGCTGTGTGAGGCAACCACGCAACTGCTTGAAATAATTAAAAAGCAGGAAGAAATCATTGAGCAGTGCAGAATATCGGATGAACTGCATAAGGAACTCGATGATATGAAAAACGACGTGGATCAGAAGATGGATTTAATTGAGTATGATTTGAGATCATACAGACGGGAGTGTGAAGAATGATAGAATTTATCGTGAAATATTGGATCGAGTTTCTTTTCGGATTGATAATCAGCGGAATGGGCGTGATGGCGAAGCTGATGTACAATCAGCACTTAAAAAACAAAGCCATTGACAAGGGTGTAGAAGCCCTTTTAAGAAACGGTATCGTCCAGACATACAATAAGTGGTCTGAGAGGGGTTACTGCCCTATATACGCACGAGAGAACGCCACAAGGATGTATGAACCTTATCACATACTTGGTGGAAATGATGTTGCGACAGACTTAATCGAAGATTTGAAAGGACTGCCGACAGAACCGCAAAAGAAGAAAGAGGGTGTAGAAGATGATACTTAAAATTCTTATAGGTTTCGCTCTCGGTTATATTGCAGCTTGCGTGACATTTTACATCCTGCAGAAAAGGGAGCGCAGGCGGAGAAAAGAGAAGAAAAAGAAAGTAAGCCTGAACACCTATGCAAAGGTAGCCACTACTGCGGTATTGGCTCATGGGATGATCCTTACATCGTGTTCCTATATCCTTTCATGGATAGGTATGGATCCGGTGGTGGATGTATCAAGCACAATCGTCAAAGAAATCGTAGCTCCGTTGGTGGTTTACCTTGGAACAAATACGATTATGAACATCTTTGAAAAGAACAAACTCAGTTTTTCAGTACCAATCAACAGCACCGTCATAAGCAAAGACGGAACCACACACAAAGCCTCTGATGACGAGGCAGTAGGATAGGAGGTCATATTATGACAATGGAATTTTTAATTGTAGCACTGTTCGCAGTATCATTACTCACAAACCTTACCGTTGAGGGAATCAAGAAACTTCTGGATAAGAAATCTGTTGACTATTCATCGAACGTGATGGCAGCAGTTACCGCAGTCGTTATCTCCGTGGCACTGTCCGCCGGGTATCTGATTTACACAGAAACGATGCTTAACGCAAAGATTGGCGTTGAACTCATTGCCCTTGCGTATCTTAGTTTTTTAGTTGCCACGAACGGATATGACAAAGTTATTCAGGCAATCAAGCAGATCAAACAGATTGAAAAACAGTAATTTAATATTTAAGAGCCATGAGCCGGGTGCATGAACGCATCCGGCTTTTGTTTTAGGAGGCGATGCACAATGGCTTTAAGAGGCAGTACGGCGCAGGAGAGAGCATGGAACTTCTTTTGTGACAAGGGACTTAACCATTATGCTATTTCCGGCATAATGGCGAGCATAAGAGCCGAGAGTGGCTTTAATCCGAGAAACTTGCAGAACAGTTGTGAGAAGAAAAGTGGATATACGGATGCTACCTACACTGCCGCAGTAGACAACGGCAGCTATGCAAATTTCATCAGAGACTCTTTTGGATATGGATATGCTCAGTGGACTTATTGGAGCAGAAAGCAGAATCTTCTCAATTTTGCAAAGAAAAAGGGGAAATCCATCGGAGACGAAGAAATGCAGTTGGAATTTCTGTGGGAGGAATTATCTGGTGCATATAAGGGTGTTTTGAAAAAGCTCAAATCTGCGACCTCAGCGCAGGAGGCATCCGATGTTGTCCTGACCGGATATGAGAAGCCAAAGAACCAGGGAGAAAAAGTAAAAGCCACCAGAGGATCTTATGCCAAGGAATATTATAACCAGTTTGCAGTGAAAAAGGAGGAAAAGACGATGAAAGTAATTATTGGAAGTGCAAGAAGAGACGAAAATGGGAAATACTCCGGCGGTAAGCCGGGAGATCAGGATGGCGTAGAGGTAAGCACACAGAATTATTATGTTCATACCAAAGGATGGTATATGCTCCGCCTCCTGAGTGACGAACACGCAAAGAAAGTTGCTAAAGCAATGTGGGATGCCTGCATGAACAACAATATCGGCTACTGCCAGGCACACAGATCCATTATGGCAATGCTTAAAAAGTACGGCAACATGAAAGCAATCGGAGAAAAGACAGAAACAGATTGCAGCGACCTCGTAAGAGGATGTATCTATGAGGCAACCGGCATTGACGTGGGAGCCTTTAGCACCGCAACGGAGCCGTCAGTGTTAGAAAAATCCGGTCTGTTTGCTAAAAAAGTTTCCGTTACATCTGCAACCGTCCTTAAACCAGGAGACATCCTTGTGACAAAAACCAAGGGGCATACTGTTATTGTTGTGTCTGTTGACGGATCCACACCTAGCAGCACATCCACTCCGGCAAAACCGGCAGCAAGCACATCATCTTCAAAAAAGGTAGAAAGTGCAAAGAGTAAGGACGCAGCTATCGCCGGAAAGTACAAAACGACCGGCAATCTCTATCTGAGAGTTGGAGCAGGAACCGGAAAAACAGCAATCACTCTCATGCCTAAAGGTTCAGATGTTCAGTGCTATGGCTACTATACGAGTTACAACGGAACACGTTGGTATTATGTGGCATACGGCAACCTGACCGGCTTCTGTTCATCTGCATATTTAAAGAGAGCGTAAATCGGAGATAAACCGGATAAAACCGAGATAATCTTCGATGGCAATATGCCTATAATATACAATAGAGGGCAGAAACCGCATAAACACTGAAAACCTGTGCTACTGCTATGCTTGCTCAGGGTGTTTGCTAATTAAGAATTTCTAAGATAATATAAGATATTGAGAAGTCCTGGAAATGTTGAATTTCTGGGGCTTTTCTTTATGTATTGAAATGACAAAAGAATTGTCAGAATATTCATAAATAGAAGATAATTTACGTTGTTTTAAGGTCGTTATATACACGTGATACACAAGTGATATACAGGTGGTATACACTCGTTTTTACTGATTTTGGATGATTTTTTGAAGCATTTCATCCGGTGTTTTTCAAGATGATTCAAGCTGAATATGAGTGTAATGTTAATAATAAGAAACATCATAAGTGTATCCAGCAATCAGTCTCGATTTATTGTTTTATATCTTGTTCACTTCTGCAAGAAGTTCTTCTAAAGTCTTATGGGTGTAAGTTCCCTTAGTGGTGTCGTTCTTCATACTGTGTCCCATAATCAATTTGATACATACGTCATTTGCTCCGGCACTGTCCATAAGTGAAGCAAAGGTGTGTCTGCCATCGTGGGGCAGGTGTTTCATTTTGAGTTTTCCCATGCACGTATTAAAATTGCCGTTCATGTAGGTTCCGTAGGTGTAATGATTTCCAAACTTGTTATTGATCAGGTATTTCTTGTTTGCGTCGTAGCGGTTCTTGACGAGAGGTATAATCTTATCGTTCAGTGGGATAATTCTGTCTTTCCCGGCTTCGGTTTTCATGCCGCCTACCATGTACTTTTCGTCTAAATGGACATTTTCCGTCTGGATTTCCAATAGCTCGGTTGGTCGCAGTCCGGTATAAATCATAATCAGGATAATATCTACATTGTTGATTTCATATAGCTTCGACCAGAGTGTTTTGATTTCTTCATCGGAATATCTGTCATGTATCTGCTCCGTAGAGTTTGTCCATTCATAAACCAGACCTTCTGTTAAATCCCTGTCTATGTATTCATTCAATTTAGCGTATTGATACATAGCCTTCAGGACGGCTCGCATGGAAGAAATCGTAGTCTGCGATTTGTGATTGTAGGCATTTAAGCATTGCTGCAAATCATTTGTCCTGATGGAAATAAATTTGCGGTCATGCGGCTCGCTGAAATGATTAAAAGCAATCTCATAATTTCGCCATGTGGAATCGCTAATCTGGTTTTTAAGCGATTTTCGGTATTTCTTCCATTTCTCGTACATCTCTGCAAAAGTAGGCGAGTCCGAGTATTTCATATGCTCCGGAACAACCGCACCGCTATTGTATTCAGCAAGATAGGTGTAAGCCATTTCCGGTTTGGCGAAGTAAGCCAGGTAGGTGTATTTTCGCTTGACCTTCCCAGTATCGTCTTCCACAAGTTTCGAGATGCGAACAGCGTAGGGCTTTCGTCGTTTGCCACCAAGCTTGATTACGCTGCCGTAAGAGTTTGGTAACTTCATATTTAACCTTCTTTCTGCATTTGTTCTAATTGTTTAAGGCAATACTCTGCATATTCCTTGTAGCGTTTTACTCTTGCAATTTCATCTGGAATATCAAAAGCATAAATGGACTTCGGAACCAGATCAGAACGTTTGGTAGGATTAGTCACCTTGTATGTAGATAGCTTATATTCTACAAAATCTTTTACTTCTTTTTCCAGTTCAGACAGTTTGGTTAATGGTATCTGGGCAACGTCTTTTCCAGTCTCATTTGAATAGACGTGGACCACGCCATCTTCGGCAAATTTTTTTACATCAACAGATCCGGTTGCAGAATCGAAGGAATCTTGTAAATGGGCTTCCTGAAGAAGTTCATATTCAACCGTATAGCCGATATCATGCAGATAGGAGAGAACACCGTAATAAGGTTGTTCATATTCATCAATGTAGTATTTGCGTATTTCAAAGGAATTGAAATAGTCATCAATGATTGCATTCACAAAATCATTGGTGCATTCGCAATATTGCATCAAATCTCCATTCTCATTAGGAATAAATGCTTCCATAGGGATCTTGTAACCGCTGGCTAGTACTTTGAGAAAGCTCTCTGTTACAGGTTTCTTACCGTTCTCTACGTTGCAGTAATGCGTTCTGGAAATTCCAAAGTCTTTTGCTAGCAGATATATGATAGGGTTTGGAAAGAACCATATTATGGCGATTATAATATTGTTATGAGCCATATCCGCAACATACGGGAAAAGATAGAGGATAATCCAAGCAAGCCAATCTACATACAGACGGTTTGGGGTGTCGGTTATCAGTTTAATCCTCAAATGGTTCAAAAAGATTAATTTGATTAAGGAGCGTTTCACTTGACGAAAATAGTTATTTTATTGATAGCCGACATTTCTATATCTGAAATTGTGTTTATGCTACTTGATAAAAAGAAGTAGATGTATCTTGGCATCTACTTCTTTTTCTTCCTTAATCTTGATGTAATTTAAAATCTTTTAGAATCAGCTTCTCGGTAATTTGAGAAGATTGTCCGAAGGTGTGTCATTAGGTTCGGAACGAACATATTTTTCATAGTTAGAACTTAATGCTGGAATCAGATCCGGATACGGTGAAATATCTACGTATATGCTATTTGGATGGGACTTAAGGTGATCATATATATCGGCCTTTTTATAGTATCCAGGATTGGAACAGCCCTCGATATAGATTTGAACGATTTCTGTTGTTTTGGTTGAATTTGCACAACCGGGTTTCATTTTGATTCTTGTTGCTTTCATTTTCTGTTCCTCCATTTAGAATAATAGTTTAATCTATGTAAACAATAATAGAGAAACCATAACGAATAAAAGTTCTGCTTGAGGATAGGAACTAATCTGTGGTACAATGCTTTTGGGTAAGTACATATGTACGTAGGAGACCAGTATTCTATTCGTTAGATGCTGGTTTCTTTTTTTATTGGAATTTTTGTTCCTATACTCAATATAACAGCAATAAGAATAAAAGTCAAGATAAAATTTGTCCCAATATTGACAAAAGCGTCCCATAGTGTTAAAGTGTTTATATAACAAAGAAGAATTAGGAGTGGAGCATATGAAAAAAAAGAGCGTTATTAATTTAATTAAATATCATGCAGAGAGTAATGATGCTGGTTTTCGAAGTGAAGCTTATGAAATAGCAAAAGATTTTGATCAAGCAGGAGATTATCAGCTTGCAGAATATATTATGGCATTGATGTCAAATGCTAATACCTTTATTCCACAAATGAGCGAGAATGAATCCGCAATGTTTGAAAAAGTAGAGAAAATAAGTGATCCTTTGTGGTTGCCGGATGACATTACGCAGGATTTGTTAGGAATAGTGCATGCGGTAGCGCATAATGCAGGAATCAATAAATTTCTTTTTCAAGGTGCACCAGGAACAGGTAAAACCGAGGCTGTTAAGCAGTTAGCACGAATTTTGGAAAGAGAAATTTACATGGTTGATTTTTCTGCCATTATTGATAGTAACATGGGTCAGCCAC